GTCAACGAGGGGGGAAGCGAGTACCGCCAGGGCAACGGCTAGAACGGTCAGTCGACGCATGGCCTGCTCCACGGCTTGAATCCACAGCGACCTCGTTCGTCAAGGTCGCTGTACAGTTTCCAGGCGAACTCAAGGTTCTTGAGAGGGTCAACCATCGCGTCCATCTCGCCGTATAACTGGCTGACGAAATCCTTGTGAGTGAAGCCGTTGATCTGCATCAAGCCCCAATCGGAGTGATTCCAGAGGTCGGCGTAGTCCTCGCCCCATGCGTCGGTTCGTTCGCCAGACCAATGTTCCGGGTATGCGCTGGGCGGACCGAGTGGGAGACATCGAGATTCGCTGTACATCTCGTCAAGGACGTCGGGAATGAGATCCAACGGCCAACCTGCTTGTGCAGCGGTGCGGAACCACTGCGAACAGGGCTTCCACTCAAGGCTGAGGTAGATGGCTTCTGCCTCACCGACAGGGTCGGGAAGGGTTGTGGTTGTGGTTGTGGTTTCCGGAACAACGATTGTCGTCGTGGTTGTTTCGGGGGTGCTGACAACCGTAGTTGTTGTGCTGGGGGCTGGTGCCATCCCGTTGGCTGTGTAGCCGATTGAGATGACGAGGGCGACGGTTGCCGCCCCAATGGCGTAGCCAAAGGCTTTTTGCTTGCGCATGGTGTTTCTCCTTCTGGTTGTTGCGCGGTCAGTGGGGTTCTATGGGGTGGCTTGCTTGCGCTTGCCGGCCTTAGTGGCCCTTCTTGCCGTCGTGTCCCTCCTGAGACACTCCAGTTGGCAAATCGGAGTCCATCATCCCGTTGTCCTTCCCGTTCTTTTCACGGGGGTCGGCGGGGGTCTCCGTCGTTTGTTGTTAGGAAGACCTTAGCGACTTCCAAGAGGCATTTCAAGCACTAAGTTTGCCGTCAATGCCATTTGGGGTATTTGCCGTCAATGTTGCGGTCACAGAAGCCCTAGTGGGGGTATGTTTTCATAGGTATCACTGACCAAAGGAAAAGTTTCGTGGCTGATCTCAGTTTCAAGACAATGGGGGGACAAGTTGGCGTCGACGATGCCCTTGGCATAGTTGAGTGTTTTGTTGCTGCAATCGGCAATAAGGACAGCGTGGGAGACATCATCATCCCCGGTGCTTTCAATAAGTCGCTAAAGCGCAGGAAACCCCGTGTTGTATGGGGACACGACTGGAATCAGCCCATCGGCAAGGTCATTGACATCTTTGAGGTCAGCCCAAGTGACCCCAGGCTTCCCATGAAAATGAAGCAGGCTGGCGTGGGTGCGGTTTATGCCCGCGTGCAACTGAACCTCAAGTCAGAACGTGGTCGTGAAGCCTTTTCGTTCGTGCAGTTCTTCGGCGAGGAGCAGGAATGGTCAATCGGCTACAAGACACTTGACGCCGTATTTGACCCCAAGCTTCAAGCCAACATCCTCAAGGAACTTGAACTCTACGAAGTCTCACCCGTGCTACACGGCGCAAACCAACTGACCTCCACTTTGTCCGTGAAAAATGACAAGGGTGGCGATATGCGCACCGATATGCCCATGGTTGAGGGTAGGCCAATCCTTGATGCCGAGGAATCCGATCTCAGGGATTCTTTACTCAGGATTGTCTCCACTCATGGACGTTTCAATGAGGACTCTCAAGGAGTCTGGGCTGCTTACACCCCCGCCGACGAGAACGAAGTTGCCTCAATCGGTGTCAAGTGCTCAAACTGCGTTTTCTATAACGCAGACGGCTCGTGCGACATCATTGCCATGGACATCGAGCCAGGCGGGAAATGCCGTTTCGCGGTCATCCCCAAGGGCGTTGTTGATGTTGATGTTGACGATGACGATGACGACTTGAAAATGTGGCTTCCTTCTGGTGACTCCGAAGAGAGGGTGAAGTTTCTTGAGGACGATGACGAATACGAGGAGAGCAAGGCAGCACCCGGTGCAGATGCCCTGAATCAGATTGCCAACATTGTCGGTGTTGATGCTCCACAGGAAAATGTCACCGGTGATATTGCTAGGGGTTACGGCCCGCGTAGAGGAAACCTTGAAAGGTTGCTCCGTTACTGGCGTCCAATCATGAAGAAGCCAGGCGGGTTTCGTAGGTGTCGCGTCATTCTCGCCGACCACCCCGAGTTGTACCCGTTAGAGAACATCTGCGCCTGGTTGCATCACGAGACGACCGGATTATGGCCAAACGAAGGGTGTCATCACCCCGGGATGAAGAACTGCAAGAAGAAGTTGAAGAAGGGTAAGCGTGTGATTCAGGGATCGCTTTTCAGTGATGCCGAGTTCAACAACAACCTCAACAATCGTTTTGGCAAGTCGTATGGCAATCCCTACGACGAAGAGGGCGATGACGACGAGGAGATGAAGGGTTTCATGCTGGCCTTGAAAGACTTCATGGGAGAAGAGCCAGAGTTCACTGATTTCCTGAGGGACGACGACAACTGGGAGTCCGAGGGTGAAGATGAGGAAGGAATGAGCATGGTCATGCCTTACGCAAAGAAGCCTGGTTGCGGTTGCGGTTGCGGTGGCTTGAAGTCGGCGCTTGACGACGACCTATTCGGCATCAAGGCAGGACGCGTCTTGTCGTCCAGCAACATTGCCAAACTCAAGCAAGCGGCCGAACTTATCAACGACGTGATCACAATCGGTGAGGTTCAGTTCAAGGGCGCGGCGTTTGTACTGTCCGTTGAGGACGCGAGTGACCTCGTGTCGCATATTGCTCCTGTTGTCAGCAACTATGACCTCTCCGTCTCGGTAAAGTCACAGACTGTGACGATTAACGAGAAGAACATGACCGCCGACGCCGCAACGGCCATTGACAACGCCATTAGTTCGTACACCGAGTGGGTCGACGAGGACGGCTATTCCGTCAAGGGACTTGGTGGCATGGACCCCAAAGCCCGCGACGCAGACGGCGATGGCATGGTCCAGGACAACACGGTCTACCAACGGCCTGCTGGCCCAAAGAAGCTCGTGAGTGCGGCTGTTTCGGGCGTAAATGCCATGAAGGAGAAGTACAAAAAAGAGTCAATGAAGAAACTCAAGGACAACGAACCGACAACCGTGGACGAGATGTTTGGCGTATCCGGGACATTGCGAGGTGCGTTTGACAAGTTGTTCTCGCCAGCCGTGAAGATCTCAGGCAGCAAGCACACGGGCGGCATTGGCCCCAACAACTACTTGCCACGACATGACGGCATGACGGGAAAGCCAATCAAACAACACGTGTCGGACAACGGAAAAGGAAAGTTCAGCGTCTGGTCTGAGTTATGGAACGCCGTCCGAAAGCCGTATACCGGTTCGTCCGATGACAAGAAGTTCCATGCGGACGACCTGATGCTCGACGATGTCGGCAGGAGGGACTTCATTGAGCAGGCCCTCCGCCAGGCAATGGAACTAAGAGAAGCGTACGGAACAATATGGGACAAAAAACCATCAAACACCATCACTGGGGCCAGGGCACGGGAGATAATCAAGTCGCAAACGAAAGCCAACCCCCCATTTGACCCTGAGTTCAGCAGGGGCGTAGAGAAGGCTTCGCCTCAGGAGATCATGTCGGCAATGATCGCAATGTGGGAGAGTATGGCCTTAAACGCTTATTCGGCACACAATCACATCAGCCAGTTCCAAGCAGAAAAACTTGGTACCCCCGATGTGGATTCATTGGCTGACGATGTCAAGTCAGAGGTTAAGAAACTAATCAAGGAACGAGAAGCGGCCGCCGACAACATGTATAAGTGGTTCAAGAAATCACAGGACATCAAGCTGAGATGGTACGAAAAAGTGGACTTTCTACGAGCCGCTACCAAGTTCGCAGAACAGACAAAAGAGATTGAAGCCCGCATTGCCTCAATCATGAAGTCATCCGGCAAGAAGTCGTTAGCCGTCGACGGTGTAACCGTCAAGCAGCACGGCGAGTGGATTGCCCCGGTCGTCTCGTACCACGGCATCGGATATACGGTCAAGGGCGACAGGGTGTTCTACGACACCAACGCAGTAAGTGCCGACGCACTCGAGGCACTCAAAAAAGCCATCGGGTCGGTGTCGCAATGATGACGAACGGATGTTGTACAGTTCAGGGCAGCGAAAAAAAGCTCTGTAGTACCCAGCAATGGGCAAACCAAATGACCCGCAGGGGATCACGGAGGACAGGAAAATGAACCCAGAGATCAGTCAGTCTATTGACGAAGAGGTTGAGGAAAAAGCCGTCGTACGCGTCAGCGCCATGGGCGAGGTCAAGGCGTGTGCCAAGGGCGATGTCGCCGGTTGTGGCTACAAGAAGGGCGACAAGGTCTGCGGCAAGTGCGGAGCTATGGCCGTCATGACCAAGGGCGCACCTACCGAGGACGAGGAATCCGAAATGGACGAGGAGATGTCCAAGGAAGAACTTGAACTCATGCCAATGAAGAAAAAACCCAAAATGGCATCCGTTGAAGACGAAGAGACTGAAGACGAAGAGACAGAAGTCGAAGAACGTACCGAGGGTAAGAAAATGCGCATGGAGCGCATGAACAAGATCGGTGTCAAGGACGCAAGTGATGACCACTTCATGTGTGCCTTTGACCGCAAGGTGCTCGCCCCCGAGTCGCCGGCCTGCGAAGGATGTAAGGGTGGTTGTTTTGCCGTCAAGGGTGGCGTTGACATTCTTGAAGTAGAAGCAATCGCAGAGAAGCAGTACGACGCAGAGGTTGTTGACTCTGGTTATAGCGACATCTTTGACAGGTTTGTAGTTGACCTTCGTAAAAAGGACGGCGAACTGATCGAGGCTTTCTACGACGGTTCCGGAAAAGATCGTGGCTGGCAGCCGATTGAAGAAGACGCAATCGCCTTCGCAGACGACGCCATCTCGCCGGACGAAGCAATCGACATCGCCGAGGGCTTCATTGAGGGCAAGAGCCTGACCATCACCGTAAGTTCGTATGAGGGCGGAATGTCCTACTGCGTCGAACTCGAAGGCAAGGACGGCTACTCGTACGACGTGTTCGTAGATCCGATTGAGGGCAAGGTTCTTGGAGCAGACCAATGGGAATACTCAACGACATCTGTTGAGCCAGGTATGCAAAAGGATGATGCCTTGATGGCAAGTTTGATGGAGTTTGAGGCACTTAGCGCGGAAGAAGAACTCCGCGAGAAGGGTCTCATCTGAGGGAGGTAATGGAATGAAAAAAGTCATGCGCCAAGTGGGTAGCAATACCCCAAAAAATGTCTTTGACCTCTCGCCAAAGGTTGAAGAAGTCGTTGCTGAAGCACCTGCCACAGAAGGACCAACAGGGCCTTTTACGGATTTGTTTTCAGTTCAAAAGGGTTTTGCTGAGGAAGTCAAGGTTGAAGAGGCCGAGGCACAACCCGTCGCAGAAGCAGTTGTAGTCGAGGAACACACCCACGACGAGAACTGCGATCACCCTGCGGAGGAACAGGCCCCCAAGCGTTCGCGCAAGAAGCAGGCCGAACCTTCAGACGCAGAATAACGGTCGGCGATGGACGCCGACAGGCGCATCAACGCCAATCAACGTAGATCCACGCTGTTCTCCGAGACCAAGACCATTGCGGTCAGGTCGGAGGAAGATGCGATGCTTGCCGATGTTGGGTACGACGATGTCCTTAATGATGTCCCGAATATGTCCCGTTGGGACATGAAGGTTGCCATCATGTCAAGAGGCATGTCAACAAGGGCGGTTCAACTTTTTGAGTCGCAACTTGAGAAAGGTCTGCGACCCGGCATCGGAGCGGTAAACGCCGTCAAGAAGGGTGTCGCTGTCGTTGATGAGATGGGCAAGTTGCGTTGCCCTCCCGGCACTGCAAATGCCATGGAGTTCACGGACACTCTCGGCTCTAACTGTGGGATACCTGGTTCAAGAGTCAAGCCAGAAGCGATTGGCGATGTGTCCAACATTGCTGGAGCGCAGAAGCTCCCTCGCATTGGTGATGCAGACATTGCAAAGAACATAGTCAACGCCGCAACCCCCGCCATAGCCGTCAGGAGGGAGACGAAGACCTCGGGCAAGACGACCATGGACATTTCCAACTTTGACGAGGAGCAGGTCGGCAAGATGCTCTCGTTCCTCAAGGCCGCACCGGGCTTTGAGTGGATCGACCCCAAGAATCCCGAGCATGCACAGAAGGCGATCAACCAACTGTCGGACAACCTCATGACCCTCATGGGTGAGACGACGGAGGAGCAACGCAAGAAATGGGCGCGTTGGTACGACATAGCGAACGAGTTTGACACCAGAATCGCTAAAGAGATTGGCATTGACGTAATCACCATGCACGCCGTTACTGCGTCGTTGTCTCCGCAGAAAGACTGGGATCAGAACACGGCGATGGCCGAACACCTCTCCCGCCTTCTCTCAGACAAGGAACACATCATGTCTGAGGAGACGGCGAAACAGGCCTACATCTACGCCTTGGGAGAATGGAACACTAGGCAAACCGGAGACAGGGGTTCTCATGCGAGTCGCATCAAGAGGATAGAGAAGGACATCGCCGACACCAGGGCGAAGATTTCTGAGAACGAAGGCAAGGACGGGAAGAAGGCCGCCAATGCCATTGCCTTCAACACGGCAAAACTTGAAACCCTTGAACAGAAGTTATTGCTTGCCAAGAAGGACATGTCCGACGATATTGAGCCAACCATGGAGGACTTCCTCGGTAAGAACATCTCGGAGATGGATGTATTCAACGCCGCCGCATCCATCAGGGCGCACAGTGAGATTGAGGGCGGGACATATCTAGGTATGCCCGAGTCTGAACTCAGTAAGAGTGACATCAAGGAGGGCAAGTCCAAGAACAGACTTCTCTCATACAAAACGATATTTGGCAAGGGTGATCCCGGCGACCACGAGGTTGAGCCGAACCCCGGGTCTGCTGTTGCTGCAACTTCTTTCGGCACATACATGACCGCTATCAAGCTGTTCCGTTCGGGTGGCGACATGGACATCATTGACGCAGAACTGAACGGCACCAAGGTCAGGTCGTTCTTCAACAACATCGCTTTCCCAAACGACACCACCCACAAGGACGTCACCATCGACACCCACGCTGTGGCAGGCAACCTAATGGTTCCCGTAGCGGCAGATCACTTGATTACATCATCGTTAGCCTTTACGCACGTGCAGTCAACCGGTACGGCGCGGGCGTATCCGCTCCTCAGGCAGGCCATGGTTCTGACCGCCGAGAGGTGGAAGGGCGAGACGGGAGAGGACTACCTGCCGAGGCAGATTCAGTCTATTACTTGGGAGAGAATGAGGGAACTCGTTCCCGACACCGCCAAGAAGTACCTCACCGACAGGATGGCTCAGATACAGAGGCTGGCGCACGGCCCTAACGCCGACGAACGTTTTGTGGGGGAAAAGGGCTTTGCGGCGGCGCAGAAACTCATTGACGCGGCGATGATCAGCCTGGAAGAAATCAACAAAGGCAAGAAGAAGGCAGAACAAACATCGCGTACACAACTCATGGAAGACGCCATCAAGGAGATTGGACTACCCGACATGGGTCCCGAGGATCTTCTCCCAAGAGCCAAGAAGAAAGACGCCGAGAAGGTCGTTGCTGAAAGTTGACAGGCAATACTTGTTCATGTATCATTTACAAGAAGAAACAAGGAGGAAAGTATGAATAAGAAAAAAGAACCACGATTACTAGAAATATCAGGCGATACGGCCGGAACCGGCATCGAGTCATTGTCGCTAGGCGATGAGGAACTCTTGAAGGTTATTTCAAGCGACTCGTTCCTAAAGCAGCTCCGCAAGGGAATGAAGGGTTTCTCGGAGGAGGAGATCAACAAGGCACTCCTGCGAGCAAAGTACTCGTTGTCACCACAGTCGGAAGACGACGAAGAAGAAGAAGACTGAAGGGTCTAGGATACGCAACATGCGTATAAAAGCCACACGGCCCGACCCCTTTGCGGTGATCGCATCATCCGTCAAGACGGCGGCGGCCTTCTCGTCCCCAAAGTCTGCCAAGGGCGACTGCGGGTGCGGATGTAGTGACTCCGTCTCAGGGGACATCGCCCCCGTGTCGTCTACAAAATCCAGGAGGGTCGATGCCGACCGACAGAGGGTCTCCGACCTCTCTTCGCACCTTGGTCTCATCGGGGGCAGGCGCAACATTGTTGACCTCAAGGTTGCGGCCAGGATTGCCGACGAAGGTTCAGGAAAAACTCCCGTTCACGATCCCAACGCTTATGTCGTGGGTCTTCCGTCAAGGTTTATTCAACAAAAAGCCGGCCTCGTTCGTTCCAATAGTCGTATTGGTAGGGCGGCGCAGGCTGTTGGCTCTGCCATCGTCCCCGGAGATATGTCGAGGGTGAGAAGTCCGATTAGGTCAACCATATCTAGAGCCCTCACCCCAGGTGGTGGAGGTGGGTTGCCCGGCAGGATCGGCGGACAGCGGGTCGTTACTAGGTGTCCACCGGGATATGAACACGGCGGAAGGTTTTCTAATCGCACATTCACAAACTGCGGTATGCAGTTGTTTGAGGCAATCATCATGGCCGCCGAGGCGGCGACAGGCGACGGCGGTAATGGCGGCAAGCTTGGAATAGCCGGAACTCCAGCACCCTCAATCTTGAGGGGTGTTCGGGTAACGGCTGGCAAGTACACGGGCGAAGCCATAAATATCGCAAGGGCAGCAGATGTGCCGCGCATGGCAAAGCCATCAGCAAAGAATAGAGATCAAGCGATTGCGAGTGTTGTCGGTGCGGCAAGTTCAGCCGAAGGCCCGTTCATTAGAATGGTGAGGGCTGATGGAGTGACATTCTCTCCCGTTAGTGACATCGCAAGAATCGCTAAGCAGAGAAATAACCCCGACATGAAGGGAGCGACGTGGGTAACTGCGCTCAACTCTCCGAAGTCCATCGGCGGGCAGGAGTTAGCATTATTTGGTGCGGGCATCACGAGTATTAGGTATGCCGTTCCTGGTTCGGGTGAGATCAGGCTTGACGCAACCAAACCGATTGGACAAGCACGAGCAAGTGCTCTCATGAGGAAACTCACAACAGCCAGAAGAAAGACGGACGAGAACGGTTCCGCACTCAGGGAAATGGTCAGGCAATCGGCCGGCGACCTCGTCTATTCCGAGTCGTTCCCCAACATCGACAAGCCCAACGAACTCGTGGTCATCGCCAAGGGCAAGGAGAGGATGACTATGCCGAGGTGGGTCTACGAGGCCTGGTACTCGGACAAGTCCTCGGGTAAGGACAAGTCTTCTGGCTGGACCGTAGTTGACACCGTTGTGAACTCATCGTCGCAAGAAGCGATTGGCAAGGACATCAAAGCCGAAGCAACCGCTGAGTCACTTGCTGCACTGCCATCATTTGAGAGGGGCAAGGCTCTCGCTCTTGGTAAGTCAACCGATATTGGGATAGGCAGGACATCTGTAGCGATGAACGACGGCACTACCTGGATCGTTCACGGAGAGAACGCAGACTCGCACATAGGCATCGTCGTAGGTAACGACATTGCCAAGAGTCTCGGCATACACGCCCCGGACTCCTATTTGTTCGGCGAGAGCAATGCTCGCAGGGCGGTCGTTGAGTCGCCCGGGGAAATGACAGGGGTCAAGATGTCAAAAGATGATGTCATCTCGGACATTCCTGGTGAGCAACTTGCAAGGATTGCCATCGTTGACTACCTCACAAATAATCAGGGAAGGACGCCAGCTACGGTCGTCCCCGCCAAGGGCAAGGGAAGCAATGTCATCTCCATGTCCTCAGGGAGAAACGTTCTTTCTGGTGTTGGTGGGGCAAAAAAGCCTTCACAAAACGACTTCTCTTCCTACCTCAAGCAGGATGGTTCAAGCAAGTGGCTGATTGAGAAAGTCGCCGCCATGGAGAAGGTCAAGGAAAAAGTTGCCGCTATGTACGAACAAATGCTTCAACAAGCAGAACAGTTCGACTGGGACGCATATATTGACAGGCTCGCCATTGCTGGAATCACCGAGGGGGAGAAAACTCACCTCGGCACAATGAAGGATCTCTACGCAATAAGGGTGAAACAGATGAGGTCATCAAGGAAGTCATTCCTTTCAGTTCTTGGCGTGATGTCATGAACAAGGTGGCTTTCGTCAAGAATATAGATAGTGGAAAGTTCGCAGTTCTCGTTGAGACTGACGGTGGTGTGGACGCCATCGGAACTTCACCCCATGGCAAGGAATGGTCGTCGTGGGTTGATGCACTCCCCCTTAGGGAACGCAGGAGGATTGAAGACATCCTCTGGTCACTCTCTGAAGCGCAGACCGTAGACGGCCCAAGGACACCGACCAGGTTGGAAAGGGCGGAAATCACCGCACTTCTCAATGGCGAAAAGACAACTGAGGCTATTGCTTGATCCAGTAGTACACCCTACGGTGGTAGTGTTTCTTCGTCAAGTAACTGCGTCCAGAACACAGCGGGGTCATGCAAAAATCACGGGTAGAGTTCTCCGTCCTTACGCGTAAGGCCGCAATAGATGCTTCCTCCGTCGCCCTCGGCGTACGGATGGCCAGCCGTCTCTCGACGGGTAGAACTACTGCGTTTTCGCACAGCACCAAAGGTGTTCCATTCGTACAGACCGAACAGATTCAGTACGAGTTCCGTCAACCCAATGACAGAGTTCACTACGCACGACTTGAGGGTTTGACTAAGTCAGCCAACGATCAGGCGATCAAGGCAAAGAGTCTCTCCCTGTCATCTGGCCCGGATATCATCCTGTGGCCAGAACAAGACGGTTCGTTTGACTTCAAGAAACTCGCTTCCATCGGAAAACGTGGACGCGCCGCGGCGCAAGGGTACGACCCAGACGCAGACGATGCCGACGGCGACATGCTCGTTCAAGATGGCACGCCGTGGGAACGCCCCAAGACACCAAAGATTTCCAAGAGAGGTCAGAGGAAGCCCGGCAAGACTCGTGTTGCCGTCGCCTCTGGTCTAGAGAATGTTGCCGACAGGGTTGATCAAGCCGCGTCCAAACGTAGGTCTCGTAGGCAAGAACGCGGCCCGTTGAAGGAACGCATTGCGGGCAGGCTTGAGGGCGCTGCCGAACGGATTGACAAGAGGCGTTCGGGCAAGCCCGGCAAGCCCGATGGCGAACCACTAGAAAAGCCAAAGCGCAGTAGGGCAGGTCTTAGGGAGAGGTTCGGTGACTATGTCCTGGGCGACCAACGCGAGAAACCGTCCAAGGACAAGCCAAGTAAAGAACCGGATACAACCCCCGACACGGCACCTGATGCCGAGCCAGATCTAGAACTTGAAGATTTTGCTCCACCGGATCCCAGCACGGCAAAACCCAAGACCCCCGTTGAGGACATCACCGCAACCGCAACCGCAACAGAAAAACTCCCCGGCAAAGTCATTGGCAAGCCTGAGGATGATAGGGCGTTTGCTATGGTCGCAGCCCGCAACTCTTCGTTGGCTAAGCCCAACCTTAAGGAAGGCGACGACAACAAACCGCAGAACCTTCATGTCGTAAAGAACGATGAAGGCAAGTTCGTCGTCGTTGACGACGAGAGGTTGAAGGCGATGGAGGGCGTAACGCCAGTCGCAACATTCAACGACGGTAAAGTTACGTCACTTGATGGCGAGCAGAAAAAGGCCAATAACAAGAAGGCATCAAACGAAAAGATTGACACTGCGCCGGGATGGGGACGTCAGGAGACCAATCGCAGTAGTGCCGAGGACAGTATCTCCAACATTGACAACACCTCCTACTATGGTCCGGCCGGCGCAAAGGGAGGAAGTAAAAAGTTTCAAGATGGCGAAGCGGCTCACCTTATTGAGTCGTCCGACGGTAAGTACTACCTGGTCGACGAAGAGAAACTACAGGCACTCGGCGTTGAGCCGATCAAGTCGTACAGAGCGGGCGAGGGTGAGTTCGTCTACGCCTCCGAGAAGCCGCCGAAAGTAACTCCGAGCAAGCCGAAGGAAGACATCGCCGTCGGCCAGATCCCCGGCGAAGGCCCGATGGAGAAGCCGTCGTTACCCGATGTTTCCGCAGACGCAAAGAAGAAGAAGCCAAAGAAGTCAAAACTTGATGGCAAGCAGGACGGCAAGTATCAGAAAGAAATAACCGCCTACGTTCGAGCTAATAAGTTGTCCTCAGAGGACGGCAAGGACAGGTATGTCGTTGATGCCCCAGGCGGCGGTTACGCCATCGTTGACAAGGAACGACTTGACGCAATGGGCGTTGAACCGTTGTCAACGCACTCAAAGGGCAAGGGCTCATCAAAACGCAATGCTCTAGAAGCCGATGCTCCCGAGGCAGAGAAACCGAAGAAGCCGTCCGTCACTACAACGCAACCACCAGAACCAGAAACCGAAAAGGATTCAGTCCCCGAATGGCTAAAGCCAAAACCAGAAGAACCAGAGCCAGAAAAGCCTGAGTTCCCCGCATGGCTGAAGCCCAAGGATCCAGAGGCGGAAAAGCCAGAAGTAGAAAAGCCAGAAGCCCCCGAGGCGAAGAAGCCAAAGGAAGTTGCCCCGGCCAAGAAACTCACGGCAAAGAAGACTCCGAAGCAGAGCATCCAGTATCTGAACCAAGAAGTTGACAAGGCGCAGAAACTCTACGACGCTGGCGACAAGGAAGGCGCAACGGCGTACGCCAAGCAGTCAATGGCGAACATTGACGAGGCTCGCAAGGAGGGTCTACTCAGGGCGAACGAGTACACCGCTGAGTCATTCATGGCTCAGATTGACGAACTCCGTTGGCACGCCGACGGTCATCCGGGACTCGAAGACGACACGGAACCTGAAACCCCTGCAGCACTTGAGACACCGAAGGACCAAGTTCCGTCACAACTAAGTGCCAAGCCGTATAACGACTTGAACTCCCTCATTGAGAAGGCAAAGAAAGACAAGGATCCAGGCAGTTTTGACGATGCTGATGCGCTCGTCAACGAAATGATCAAGGTACGTGCGAAAGAACTAATGAAGTCTGGGTTGTGGCCCAAGGATTACGGCAACGACTCAATATACGCGGGTCTCACAAAACAACGAGACGACATTGCGAGCCTCAGGGAAGAGGTCGCATCTGCCGCTGGTTACGGCACGACTAAGCCTGAGGCGAAGAAGCCAAAGAAGCCAGCAAAGATCACGCCTGGGATGAACCTTTCTGGTCTTGACCTGACTGAGTACGTGCTCAACGACGGTGGCATTGAACTCAAGGGCAGAGACCTGTCCAACACGAACTTGTCTGGCCTTGATCTCAGCAATATGAACATGACCGGGGCAAACCTCAGGGGTGCGAACCTGACTAATACCAGCCTTGAGGGCGTTGACCTTACTGACGCTGATTTGACCGGAGCCGTACTTGACGGCGCGGCCATGAGGAACGCTGAACTGGGGGGTGCAAACTTTGCGGGCGCAAGCCTGTTTGGTGCGGATCTCACCAGTGCGCACATGCCTAATGCGAACTTTGAGGGTGCCGATCTTAGGGACACGAGCATGAATGGTGTCGTCCTACTTGACGCCAATATGACCGATGCCAACCTCATGGGTGCCGACCTTTCTGACGCCGTAATGAACAGGGCAAGCTTGAACGGTGCAGATTTGCGCAACGCAAACCTCACCAGCGCAGCACTCAGAGAAGCGGATCTTTCCGGTGCGTCCCTCAACAATGCGGATCTTCCCTCCGCCGACCTCCGCAAGGCAAACATGAGCAACACCATCATGGAGGGTGCGAACCTGAAGAACGCAAACCTTCGTGAAGCGGATCTCGAGAGTGCCGACATGGCAAATGTCAACTTGAATGGTGCCGACCTTGAGGGCGCAGATCTGAATAGTGCCAACCTCGAGGGCGCAGATCTACGCGACGCCGATCTAACCAATGCAGACCTCCGTCAGGCGCAACTTGAAAGTGCCGACCTCACGGGCGCAAACACGACCGGCACTAAGTTTGACGCAGACTTCAACGCCCCAGACGAGGAGGACGAAGAACTCTTTGACTATGCGGACTTACCAGACGGCGAGAAGTGGAAGTCTGTTGGTAGGGCCGCCTACAAGCAACGCATCGCCGACCTCAATAGCATGACCGATACATGGTTTGAGAGCGTTGATGATCGCGCAGCCATATACGACCTGGGCATTGAGAGAGCCAATGAGGCGATAGCCGAGAGGTTCCAAGAACTGTCCGATGCTGGCCTTGACAACTACGAGATTGGCAAAGACCCCGTCACCAACGAACTCGTCGAAATCTCTGAGCGCCTAAAGGCAGAGAAGGACGCTCCGCCGACAAACCTTGTATCAAACAAGCCTCAGTCCGATGCAGAGAAAATCGTAGACGAGTCTGGCAACCTGGTTGAAGGTGTGAGCCAAGGCAAGGCGAAGAATGTTCTTCAGGCCCTTGAGGCGGAGAACGACCCGTCCAACGATGAGGCAATCGCCAAGTTGACGAACGCTGCGGCGAAGAGCGAGGCGGAGAATCCAACTTCGATCACACCTTCGTCGCCATTGCCATACAAGACATCAAAGGTCATCACCGACGATTCACTCAAGGCAGCCGGCGTTGACCCTGCCGACGCAACGGAACTGATTGAGCCCACCCTTCAGCTTCAGAAGGAGACATTGCGCAACTTCATTAGTGAAGAACTCGGTATCAGTAAACGACTCGGCGACGAGGAGATGAGGGCATATCTTGCCGAGGCATACGACAATCTCGGGGTAATAAGCAAGATTCCGGAGGCAAATAAAGAAAACGCCGTACTGAGGGCAAAAGTCAAGACGCACCTACACAACTGGGATGTCCTCACGGGGCAGGGTGCCTATTCTGAGAGCAACTCTCCCGGCCTCACCGCCCTTGACAGGTTCAACCACCTCAGCCCCAACGGTCAGCAGTCGTTCTTGAAGGAACTCCAAGGAAAATACGAGTCGGATCATCCGGGCGATGAAGCCAAGGTCAAAGAACTCATGGACGGCTTCAAGAAGTTGACAAAGCCGCAGGGCAAGAAGAAGATGATCCCAAAGGAGACCGTCGAGGAGTTCACCGCCAACGTTGAGAAAGAAGTTGCCGGCCCTACACCTGAACCAAAGCCGACCAAGATTGACGGACCGTCAATGAGCATCGCTACCATCGGCAATGTCGCAATGCTGTCTCCTGACGAAGCAAGAAGCAAGGGTGTTCCGACGCTCGGAGCCGAGGACGAGTCCAAGTTCCCTGAGGGCTCAATCGTGGGATACCTTGAACTACCCCCGGGTACGACATTGCGTCAGGCGCAACAACTTGCTCATGACACAACGGGCGAGAAGAACTACCTCCCCAAGGGCTACAAGAAGGGTGACCTAGAACTTGCGGAGATCACCGCCGCCGACGGTTCAACAACTGCGGTCGTACTCAATACCAGAGTGGACGGGTTCAACGATTGGGATCCAGAACAAGTTTTCCCTAATGCCTACGGTGATGATATGCCAGGTGAGTTGTCTAACTGGGGCAACTCTGGTCAACCACTTGAGGATGTAACACCCGACGAGTCCTCGCCGTTATATGGCAAGAAAATCATTTCTGCGGACTCGGCAAGCATAAATAACACCAAGCCTTTTGGCCCCGGTGGTCCTCCGAAGACAATGAATGAAAACTTGATTCAGGCATTTGGCGGGAAACCCTGGGATAGTAGCGAGGAAGCCTTACACGACCTGCTGAGGGAGAAGTTCGGCGATGACGGCGGGGTGGTCGTGATGTCGCCCGACGGAAACTTCCACGCTATGTCCACAAAGGACTGGGAAGACTCGTTCTCCAAGATGACCGACAGCGAAAAACTCGGACACGACCTTGTGACCAAGACCCCGCCGAAGTATGTCTCGTGGGCAACAAGTAGCAAGAATGACAAGCACATAGATGACATCCCGTGGGACGAACTTGATTCCGACGCTGCCGACGAAGTGTTGAAGACATTGTTTGAGGAAAAGCAAATCTCAGAACTGAAGGAACTCGGCTTTCAGACCCTTGGCATGTTCAATGTGTTGAACGCTCAAACTGAGGGACAGAAGCAGAATGTAGTTGAGTTCTTTGATCAAAACACCGCCGCTGCCGAAAAAGACCCTGAACATTCGCTCAATGTAAACGGAGACGGCGAGTGGGGACTCTTCTCCGTAAGGGCAAAGGGTTGGAGCGAAAACGGAGACCCAAAGCAGTTTGCAATAGCACTCGGTGGCGAAGACCTCAAGTTTGCTCTAAAGCATCCCACCTTCTTCGGTCAGCCACTGTGGACATACAGCTCTATGAACTCGGCTGGCGAAAATGTCGGGGAGATCGACGACGCCGGCATGGCTTCGGAAGCATTGCGCATTGCGGAGAACCCTGCAGACATGTCTTTCGTAGCCAACGGGAACATAACCGGTGACAGGCTCGCCTCCATTGTTCAGGAGTGGGAGAACAAACTTTTCAAGAACGCAGAGTACAACCCTGATCATGCGTCCAAGGCGATGCAGGACGCCGAGAAACGACTTGCCGACATGAACGCAATCCTCAAGGATGCGATCGGAGATCAAGATCCAAAGAAGATGACGATTGCTGAACTCAAGAAAGCACTCGCTAGTAAGACCACCAGCCCAGACACCTTTATCGGAAAGATGATGGAGACCGCCGTCAGGCTTGACGTGACAAAGAAGTTCATGGCAACACGGATGATGGCACAGCAGGACGCACTTGAGATTGAGCAGGAACTCAAGGAGATGCTTGATAAGAACCCCAAGAGCATCGGCGACATACTGAAACGCGACACGCAACTCAAAATGGAGATGCAGGTGGCCTCGGAAGATCTGTCGAAAGCCGTGGCGGCACTTGAAAGTGCAACCACAGGGAACGATATCAAAGAGGCGTACGACCAAGTCAATGATGCCAAGGCACGACTTAGGGCGGCCTATGCCACGACGAAGGTCTATGGCGATGTGACCGAGTCGCACAAGAAGAAGTTCACTACCGTGTTTGCCGGTGGCGAGCAGTATGACTTGAAGAAGTCCTCGGTGATATCCGAGAACGCACCGACGATTGAGAAAGCTAGCGAGATCGCCGCGGCAATCGCCCCGATCATGCCTAGTGGAACGAGCGTCGGCATATTCAAGGATGACATTGGTGGCTACACCCTCGTCAAGATGGATGACGCAATCCAGGAGGGTATGCCGGCACCGCAGGCGATCTTCTCCAGTTCCGGGGTCGGCGGGATTCCTGTCGTTGACTCAACGGAGTTAATGAACCTCACCACCGCGCCTCACATGCCGAAACTGGCGGAGGGCTATCAGGGCACGACAAACCTCGGGGTCAACTCGGTGGACGGCAAGGCAATCGGACAGTTCGTCCCGACGCCGTTGTCAGCCGACTCCTCGCCCATTGACGAGAACCATCCATTGGTCAAAGAGTGGTCGCAGAAGATTGCCGACGGCGCAAGCCTTGCCGATGTCCCCAACGAACTCCTCAAGGAGAGCATCTGGGCAAACACCGAAGGTGGCGGTGGCGGAAGTGGTCGATTCAAGTTATTGTCCAAAGCTTCCGGGTTCAACGACCACGGTAAAGGCCCCAAGGATCAGACACAACGTTTCCTCGATACGACGACAGGTCAGACATTCGTCATCAAGTCAGCAACGAGGAACGACCAAGAAGGCGTCCGAGAGTTGTTTGGCAATCAGGTCATGCAGATGTTGGGCTTCCCATCATCTGGTGGCCGTACTGCTGGCGTCGTTGACAAATCGCCGAACAAGTTCCCCAGTTTCCACCCTGAGTATGACGCAGAGGCAGATCAAGTTCCGATCCTCATTGAGTCCTCCGAAATGCTCTATGACGGCAAGCCACTTGGTCATATCCGCAACATGCCGTCTGCTCAGCAGAACGACATCATCGCCAGGTTGACCCCCGAGTCTGTCGCTACCGGCGTCGTTATGGATTCGTTGTTCAGGTACTACGACCGTCAGGGCGATAACTGGATTGCGGTTGAACTCCCGGACGGATCAGTTGCCTATCACCCGATCGACCACGGTAACGCCTTCGGCCCATTCAAGGGACATAAGTTCTACGACAAGGATGGCAAGAAGGTCAGTAAGGGTAAGGACTCGCCAGCGGACGAGGACGAACTTGGCTTCATGTTCAGCGGTCTTGACGGAGAAGGCGCATGGAAGACTGCCAAGCAGTCAATGAATACCCCGGAACGCAGGCAGATGTTTGCCGAAGCGACCATCAACGCCGTTAGGCGCGCTGAGTCCGTTGACTACGCAGGCGAGGCGGAGAAACTCATCCAAGGACAAAACCTTGGGGGCAAACTTGCTGGCAGGGCGCGCACCTCGGCTCAGGCTCTTGAGGAGAAGAAGGGCAGGCTTGACTCATATGTCGACCCCATGCTCAGGGAACTCGGCATGACCGACGACGAGATCGCCGCCGTCAGGGCAAAGGTTGACGCAGAACTTGGACAGGGTGTCATGAAGGCATCACAAGCACCGAAGACACTCGCACCGCAGGCCGCGGCTCCGAAACTATATTCTCCGACACCGATTGAGGGTGAAGAAGCATTTGGCAACGCACCCGCTGCGGGAGGCAAGACGGTAACACTCGCCATCGGACAGTCCTTGGTTGACCCGTCCTCAATCCACTACACCACGGTGGGAATGAGTGGCGGACAGACCAAGGAAGGCGTCAGGTTCGTGGCTTTCCCGCAGACTGGCGAGGGTAAGTCACCAGTCGTCTCCATGTCCACCAGGCTTGACTTCGAGACATCTAAGTCAATCGGACAGGCACTCGCATCCGGCGTTGACGCTCAAGGCAACATGGTGAAGATACTCGAGATGGGCTCAGGCCACAAGGCGTATCAGAACAGCGGTGGCAAATGGAATATCGGACCAAACGGAAACCCAATCACAGAGGCGGCGTCCTTTGACGGGAAGTATGTCATGGCACAGATGCCCGATGGTGCGATCGTCCTGGTCAACTACGACACGAAGGAGACTGGGGATAACTATTCCTCAAGGGGACTCACCTCGGTGTTTTACCCGGACAATAAGCCCGACGCAGCGAAAGTTGCATCAACCCTCTCTTCACTTGGCGTCTCGGACATTGGCTATGTGAACGACGACGGTTGGAAGATGAGGGCTGCCGGGATGCTCGCCAGAACTTTTGACAAGGAGCTTCTCAACAGCGAGGACAGCATGGCCGTCAGGTTGGCGCGGGTGGCGTCAGAAAAAGGCCTAACGGTCAACGACCTTGAGCCGTACCACGACAGCATGGGCAGGCTCAGGTTCAGGCTGACCGACGAGGGCTACAAGACATTGCTTGAGAAACACCCCAAACTGGCGGAGACCACACACTTTGCCAAGAGCATGGGCACTTACACCGACGGATCAAACGTCGTCAGGCTCATTAAGTCCGGCGGACAAATATCAAAGTCTGAGCAGGTGATGAGTGGTAGTGGACTCAGTGGAGGCGCAGCCCAAGGCTCGGGTGGGTACGGAGCGTCGCCGATGACTGACCTTATGTCTGGCGGTGGTGACGGACTATTCATGTCGGCCTTTGCTGGTGGCTCGGCAGGACTCGGCAGCGCAGGCGGTCAGCACATAAATGCAACATTCTGGGGAACTGGCAAGGACACCTTTGTCGTCCTTGACGCAGAGCAACAGATGAGGGACATTGGTTGGTGGGCGCACGGACCTAACGACGGTCCCTACGGCGCACTTAACCCGACGAGTTCAAACGGCTTGACAGCAAAAAATATGGGGTCAACCGATCCGATCAGCCTCTTGGAGAACGGCAAGGTCTTTGAGTTCATGGGCAACGGAACTACGCCGATGGAACACATTTCGTTCGTCATCCTTCCGCCAGGACCAAGAATCCAGGCAATAGCAAAGTTGAAGGCGGACGGAATCACGGAGATCAACGGCAAACCAATCGAGGAGTTCATTGTCAGTTCCAAGGCCGGCTCCAAGGTGAGGGCAGCACTCGGACCCACATGGACGAAGAGCAAGTTCGGCTCTATCGCAACGCCAAAGAAAGCCTCGCCCGCAGAACTTGCCGCAGAAGGCACAACGGTCTAAGTCATGGACGCGGGTAGGTTATTCACATGAAGACGAAGAAGACACTCAACTTCACCGAGATACTCAATCAGTATCAGTCTGTCGCCCCTGCACCGGCCGATGTCAGGCAGATGCCGGGCGACGAAGAGGACTCGACGGGTATCGTTGTTATGTGGGACACCAATCACCCCATGGCTTCCTACTACCTTGATGACCCCTCAACAAAATATGTCATTCCATCTGCTGAGATCGTCGGCGACGACAATGATGCGTGGATAGAAGCCTCAATGCTGACGACAGGTGTATTCGCACCCATGAGACCTGCCTCCATTACAAAGACAAAAGAGGGTCTGATCTTATTCATGACCCTTGATCGGGCCGCCGACATAGCCGTAAGGCCGTTGACCGTAGAGGACTCACAGTGGGTGAAGGGCGGGCCTTCTAAGTCAATGCGGGAACTCATCAACTACATAGCCGAACAGGACACATTGTGACCGACTCCGCCGCCTATATCTACAGCAGGGACATTGACGCTGCCGACACGCCGATCGCACTCATCGTCTTGGAAAGTGGTGTCCTCAGGTTCTACGCACCCGAGGGTTCGCCGATGTCCAAAAAGGCTAAGTCGCTCACGGCAAACGCAATGCAACTTGATGCAGAAGAAGCACGGGACTACTTCGATACCTATGTTGACAGGTGGAATGGGCAGAGTATGCACGCCACGGTCGTCGCACTAACCGGCGCAAATGCTAGGAAGGTCGAAGCCACAAAGGCCAAGTGGAGGAAGGCATGAGTGCCAAAGAGCCGTTGCGTGATCCAGACGGCGGGCTGACCGCGGCTGGACGTAGGCACTTCAGGGAGACCGAGGGCGCAAACCTCCGCCCCGGCGTGAGGGGAGCAGCCAACACGCCGACGAAGATGCGTCGCAAAGGTTCGTTCCTCACGAGGTTCTTTACCAACCCTTCAGGACCAATGGTCGACGACAACGGAAAACCCACACGCCTTGCTTTATCGGCAAGGGCATGGGGCGAACCTGTGCCAAAGAATATGGACGATGCCGCCAAACTCGCGGCCAAGGGACGACGTCTTCTTGAGAGGTACGCCAACGAGAAAGAGAAACAAGGCATCAAAGCCGCAAACGGCAAGAAGAAGAAGAACGCCACTAGGGAAGAGGCACTCGCCGTTGCGAAGATGATGGGTTGCGACACCGTGCATGAAGTTGATGGTGGCTGGATGCCGTGTTCATCCTCTGAAGAAATGCAACGCATATCAAAGTTAGCCGAGGACGACTCATGGCTCAATAAGCCAATCTCCGGCAAGGAGATGGTCTCAGCATCGGGCAGGAAGAGAAAACGAAGGGTGCGTCGATGGGAGAATCTTGCCCAACGTTCCTACGGAATGACGGGTGTTCCCGGTGTCGGTATCGTCTCTGCGTCACCGGCAAAACCAGTAGGCCCCATGGGTGACTCCTACGCTTCAGGACCGTCCGGTGTAATAACCCTCACCGCAGAGGGTAAGGGTCTACAGGCGTTCACCCCAGAGGTCGGCGATCCTGATGTATTCACCTCTCCCGACGCAGCAAGGATGCGTGCAAGGCAGGTTGGCTGTACCGGGATTAGGCGTTACACCACAAGGTCTGGTGTCAATGTCTGGATGCCATGCACGACCGGTGTCACTTTTGATAGGACGATGGGCTATGGCGCGTACTCAAGATCCGGCAGCAGGCTTGAGGCAGCGAGGATAGAACGCGAGGTGCGCAGGCAACTGCGTGTAGCGGGACACCCGAACAAGAAGTCGGCAAAACGATTAGCGGCAACGCCAGCAAAACCATCGGAACGCGTCCGTGGTTCTTCGTCCAATGCGGAGGATTCTGCATCATCCATTCGTAAGGCGTCCGATATTTCATTGTCGCCCGAGCAAGAAAAAGCCCTCGTGGTCAAGTCTCGCGAGCACAACGTTGCAATGAAAAAAGCCGGGAAACCAAAGTGGTCATACACATCATCGCCAGCCTTGAAGGCCGTGATGAGGCGAGGTATGGGAGCGTTCAGTTCGTCCCATCGACCCGATGTTTCGTCTCGTCAACAATGGGGCATGGGTAGGGTCAACGCCTTCCTTGTGATACTTGAAAAGGGCGCACCCAAGAACCGAAAGTACACGACCGACAACGACCTCCTTCCTGCGGGACACCCATGGAAGCGCACGGGGACAAGTGCCGCAAAGGCTGCTCAACCGGTGGACGCCGACCGCGACGGTTGGATTGACGAGGGCAAGCCAACGAGGCGTTTCGTTGGCATTAGTGCCGTCAGGGACGCAGTTCGTTCGGGTGTTGGTCGAGGAAGAGACATATTCGGTAGAGGCGGTTCCAGGAGGCAGGACAGGTCAATCCGAGTTTCTGCCGGTGAGGGCGCACTCGGCAGGGCCAGGTCACGAAGGATTGCTAGTGATATGCAATCTGCGGTAGAACAGATTGCTGATGGCGGCAAGGCACCCAAGAAAATCAAGCCAAAGAAGACAGCAAGTGTGCCTGAGAGAATCTCATCAGACAGACTCAGGAAACTCAAGCCTCAGAGGATCAACCACTCGTCATTGGTGAATACGCAGAAGGCGTATCCTCACGCTCCAAAGATTGAGGGCGAGTTCTCTCCAAGGACAATGGACGAACTAGGACGCGCCAAGAATGGCGGGATCAAGAGCACGTTTGACCACTTTGGGATTGGTTCGGGTGAAATCCCGGCAGAACGTAGAGCCCTACACGAGGCAATCATCAACTCAATCATCTACGGCAACGGCAAGTGGTCGCCAAAGAAACAAGAGAACCCCGCGGCATGGATTATGGGTGGCGGACCTGCCTCTGGGAAGACCTTCCTCAGGCAGGGCGGCTTCTTTGACACTCCATCACGAGGCGACGCCGTCCACCTAGACGCCGACGAGATCAAGCATATGATCCCCGAGTTTGACTCATTGGTCAAGGAGCTTACTGATGCGGGCATGGACCCGACTCAGGCGGCCTCTGCGGTTCATTCCGAGTCAACATATATCCAGAGGCAAGCCATAGCAAGGGCTGCTTCTGAGGGCTTTCATGTCGTCGTTGACTCAACCGGAGATGGCGGCCCAAAGTCTTTCCATAGCAAGATTGACGCACTCCGAGCCGCCGGTTACAAAATGAAGGGGAGGTTTGCCGATGTCTCAATCGGCAAGGCACTCGCCGACGCAAAGGCTAGGCAAAAAGAAGAGAAACGTGGTGTCCCGGATGACATCCTCGTTGACACGCATATTGACGTTGCCCGTGCCGTTTTGTACTCACTGGAGAACGGTCTGTTTGACGACTTTGAGCTCGTAAACAACGAGAACCACAACTCGCCGATCACTATCGCAGCTTTTAAGGACGGCGTACTAGCCGTTCACGACACCAAGAAGTGGTCGGAGTTCGTTGGTAAAGCAAGACTTGCCTTCAAGAACGATTACAAAGAGGACTACTTTGACGACATCAAGAAGGGTGCGGGCAGGACTCGCAACAAGGCCGAGAGGGCAACTGCGCGCAAGGTCAAGAGGAAAGAGGTTGAGGGCGTCGAGACCATAACAGCAGAACCCGTTCGTTCGCTGGCCGAGGCACTCAAGGACTCAGGTATTGACTTTACTAAAGTGAAGGCAGTTCCCGCCGAGAAACGCGTAGAGATTGCTCAGGCATACAACGGATTGCCCGAGAGGTCTCCCGAGGCGAAGGAGGCATACGACGCCCTTCAGGCGGAGATTGAGGAACACTTCAGGATGCTGACCGATGACTTTGGTGTCAAGGTTGAGTTCGTTGACAATGATCCGTATACGGACGGTGTTGAGATGATGGACGACATCGAGAACAACGGTGTCCTGAAAGTCCTCAAGACGGAGTCAACCGGGTCGCACCCTTACTGGTCGGACGAAATCAACGATATGTTCCGCGCTGTCCACGACGCTTTTGGACACGCCGCTACGGGCAGGGGCTTTGACAGGCATGGCGAGGAGGCGGCATATCAGGCCCACCGGTCCATGGTTAAGAACGTCCTGGCCCAACTTGCTCTTGCAACCGAGACGAGGGGACAGAACGCAGCCTTGATTGAAGGGGGCGAGTTCCCTGTTCAGAAGGCTGCACTCCTTGACGAGATGCTTGCCAAGCAGGCGGCTTTGCCACCGATGCCAAGGATGGTCGTCCCACCAGATCCGCCGATTCAGACAGGCATGATTGACTCTGTGCCGGCCACCGCAGATCAAGACAATGTCTATGAGTCAACCAGGTGTCATCATGTCTCGGGTGGTAGGAGGTTAGAGGGTCAAGACGAGGTTGTCCCCGTTGGTGGCCTGTACTCCGACATGAGTGATGACGTAAGGCTCTCGCCTGAGACGAGGCAAAAGATCTATGTGGTTGCGGCTTCGGGAGCGGAGTCGCTTGACGACTCTGGACTTGACCCCGACAACAAGAGGATTGCCTCGTATTTCAAGTCTGTCAGGAAAGGCATTAGGTCACTCGGCAAGAACGATATGGCCGCGATCCCCAACTCGGCCGTTGAGTCATTCCCTGACTCCATTGAATGAGATAGCAGGCTTCCACTAGACAAGCCGTACATGTTGGTACTGTTCCGTATAAGACAAAGACGGGCTGGGTGCTGACCTGAGCCACCTGAGTCAGAAAACCACAAACCACACACAATCCGAAACAGGAGAAAAGCACCCATGTCAGCAGACAAAGCACGCATCAGCGAACTGCAGAACGCACTTCGCAAAAAGATGGCGGACAACAAGACCATCGCCGACTCATTCAAGGTCGAAGAAGGCACCGTCGTCGTTTCAACCGAGCAGAAGGCAGCCTTCGACTCAAACATGAGGGACATCAAGGAAATCAAGGGCCTCATCGAGGGTCTTGAATCCATGGATCAGGTCAACTCGTGGTCGTCAGAACCAGCAAGCGATTCAGTCGGAGCAGCAGCCGCTGCCGGCCAAATGGCTCGCTCGTCATACGGCGCCAAGAGCCTTGGTCAGTTGTTCCTTGACTCACCCGAGTTCAAGTCGCTTCAGGGCGGCAAGAACGGCGCAAACATGCCCAGCCCCTTCATTCTCAACAGCGGTGACATCACCAGCCAAGGTTGGGGTCAGAAGGACGTTTACAGCGGTTTGCTCGACACCACCGGCCTTTCATTCACTGGTTTTGGAACTCGTGAACGCGATGCCTTGGTCATCCCGCCAATGCGCACACGTCGCGTCCGCGACTTGTTCCCGGCACGCACAACCACCGCGGCAGTTATTGAATACTTCCGTCAGTTGGGCTTCACCACCCCAGGCACCACGGCGGTCAATGCCGCTGCGCCTGTGGCACAACGTAGTGGTGGCGCTTTCGCCGCAAAGCCACAATCGTCCATGGTCTTCGAAGGTCATCAGGCTCCAGTTCGTACGCTCGCCCACTGGGAAGCTGCGCACAGGAACGTTTTGGCTGACGAACCGCAGTTGCGTTCAATCATCGACAACGAGCTCCTCTACGGTCTCCGCCTTCAGGAGGATTACCAAATCCTCAATGGTGACGGTACCGGCGAAAACTTGCTCGGTGTTCTTGAAACCCCTGGCGTTCAGGAATACGCATGGTCAGACGGCGCAACCACACCAGTTCCGGACACCAAGGCTGATGCGCTTCGTCGCGCCGCGACCTTGGCTTTCTTGGCCTACTACGAACCGACCGGCATCGTTCTTCACCCGAACGACTGGGAAGATCTCGAACTGACCAAGAACACCCAAGGCACCTACCTCATGGCAGTTTCCATGCAGGTCGGCTCCGAGGCAAGGGTCTGGCGCATGCCCGTCATCGACACACCGGCAATCGCAGAAGGAACCGCACTCGTTGGTGCCTTCGGAACCGGTGCTCAGTTGTACGACCGCGAACAAGCGAACATCCGCATCAGCGAACAGCACGCAGACTTCTTCGTGCGCAATGCGATTGTGATCTTGGCCGAACAGCGTTTGGCTCTCGCAGTCAAGCGTCCGGAATCGTTCGTCAAGGTTTCCTTTGACAATGAGCCGGCGGAAGCACCCTGATAAGCAAAATCCGCCTACCTTAGGCAACGAAGACCCCCCGTCAGAAATGGCGGGGGGTCTTTGCTTTGTACGGGCTTGTAATGAATGTAATCCAAACAAGCCTTTTCGTTTACTTCTTGCCGTTGGCAATAGCAAGGGTGTCATAGCACCCAACAAGTAGATGTACCGCCTCTTCCGTGCCGTTAGACGGGTCATCTTCCCACGCATAGATGTCGTCAGTTTCGGAATCAACGCACTCCCATGCAAGCAGTGCAGCTGGCCTCTTGGTTTGCGGTACATCCCTAGAGACGGCCTCGGGGTCGTCGCTAAGGTTCTTCCACTTCACACCCGAGACGAGCATGATCGCACCGACAATACTCACCTGCCCCGTGTTCCTATTCCTGACCGCACCTTTACAGAGGCCACGTTTAGCGACCTCTCGTGATGCGAGTAACAGAACCTTTGCGGCCTGCGATGTCCTTAGTTCCGAGAACGGCACGTCGGTCACTTGATGGGGCAAGCCCCCGTGGCGCAGTCGTCAAGGTCAATGGACGAGTCTCCTGCCGTATCAACTAACGGTGTTGAGAAGTCAATCTTCCCAAGGAGTTTGCGATAAGTCGCTTCGTCAATCTCCTCGTACGGCGGAAGGGGGAAGTTGTGATCAGCGTGAAGGAGGAACGAGACACTCTTGACACTGTTGTCGTAGTTGTCGCTCAGCCATTCCTTGATCAACGAGAGTTCTTCCTTGCGGTAGTAGACGGTTACCGAAACGGCATTATCTGCCCAGATTGTCTGCATGCGCTTGACCCACTCAAGTTGTTCTACGGCGGTCATATCGGCGGCGAGGATTGAACCCTCCGGGGATTCGCACGGGAACTCAACGACCCACCTGGTGTGGTCCTCGCGTCCGTCAAGACCGACATCGGGGACGACCTTATAGCCACGCTTCCTACACTTGTCCACCAACGGATCGGATGCGCCAAAACGCACGCGCCTAATGTAGTGACGAGCAAAGGCTGGGTGAATACCAGGGGTGACACCCGGGAGCAACGACAATGTTCCCGATGGCTGAACCGTAGTAAGCCTTACCGATGCGGTAATGCCCGTCTGCTCAGAGAACCAGATGTCGTAGTCCCTGAGTGCCTTGTACGCCTCGTCAAGCCATGAGATCTGCTCTGGGGTACACTGCAGGACGCCCGTAATGGACTGTCCAAGCCTGCGATTCTTGTTGACGATCTTGGTGGTCTTCTCATATGGATACTCCATTGAGGTGACCGCCTTTTGCACCTTGTAGAGCAGGCGGGAGATCTCCAGGAGGTCGTCCTTGGACTTGATGTTCGGCAAGAAGATGGTCGAGAGGTTGCAGGACTCGCCGTCGCCAAGACCAATCTCGGCACAGGGATTGAACCCGTCAATCGTGGGGTCTGGCTTCGGTTCGTTAAGACGCCCGACCTTCCTTGCCAAGCCACGGTTAATGAGGCCGTACGGCTCACCAGAACCGTCGTAGCCCTTCCACAGTTCGCCAAGGATGTGATCGTAGGAGTCTGCGTACACGCTGTTGTTGCTGTTGGCGCGCCATGCCGGCACGGAACCCGTAGACCAGTTCTTTGCCCTCAGGAATAAGACGTCGTCGGGGTCGCCAATGGCGATCTGAGCAGAACGACGAGAAGATCCAGAGATGACGATCCTGCCGATGATGTTGCAGATGTCAAGAACGTCAATGGAGCGGAGTTTCTTGCCCGCCCTTGCGTCCATCACCTTGCAGATATCCGCAATACCGTCAATGAGTGCGCCGGGGCCAGATGCGGTTCCGCCGAATGTTTTGAGGGGTGCGCCGAACTCTCGGACAAGGATCGTTGAGTAGGTGAAAGACTTACCGGTGTAGAAGTACGACTTCAGTACCGAGTGGACGAGCTTGCGCCATCCTTGCCTGCTGTCAGGAACGATGATGTCTGCGTCGTTCGTACGTTCGTGCGAGATGGACACATTCGTCTTGACTTTGGGCATCTCGTGGATACGGGAACGTTCAACCGAATAGCCAACGCCGCCACCGAGCATCAGGTAGTCAAATAGAAGCTCAAAGTCCTCAATCTTTTCCATGTTGACGAAGTAGCAGTTATTGAGACTGGTGCCGTTGTACTTATTTACGAGCGGTGTGCCGAGTTGCCACAAGGCACGACCGGACAGGGAGCAACGCAGGTTGAAGATGTGATCAAACAGTTCCTCGGCTTCGCTATCGGACAGGTTCGCTCCGATCTGAATAGCACCGTTGACGCACCTCTCGATTGTCTCGGGCCATGTTTCCTTCCTGCCGTCAATGTCCCGCGCATAGGTGCGCAGGTAGACGATCTCGCCAAGGCCGCTAAAGCCCCAGGGGGCCTGTCGGCCAGAGTAGGAGGACACGAAATCCTTTGAGAGTGCCATTTTTTATTACCCCTTGTGTGATGTTCTTGATTGTCAGATAATGCCGAGTTCTTCGGCCTTGCTTTTGGTCACGTATGTCCCCGCCTTCGCAACCAAGATGCGAGTCCTGGTCATGGAGGAAAGTGCAACGTCCCTATGGACATCTTTCGCAACGAAGATGACTTCTTCTTCCTTGCGGGACTCGACCAAGGGGGCAAACTGTACACGAACCTCGGTGGGTATTTGCGCCTCGCCAAAGTGACTGACGCAATCTCCAGTAGGGTGTCCACAGATGATGCAGGATTGCCTGTCCGCCCTCAGTATTGAGATGCCGTCAAGTATTGTGTCGGCACTTGAACCGTCGGAGGAGAACATGACAACGAACCTAGCCGAGTTGCGTTCACCATCGGAAACCGAAATGTGATAGTGCTGGCGCGTGAGAATCATTGACGCCGATGACTTGCTCGTCGCCCATGGAAGTGCTAGTCTCTTGTCAGTCAGTACCTAACAAAAACTATGAGGTGACATGAACAGAATCAAAGTTCTCTCGCTCTTTAGCGGTGCGGGTGGCCTCGACCTTGGTCTTGAAAGAGCCGGGATGGAAGTCGTCGCATTGTGCGAGATTGACCCAAAAGCAAAAATGGTGCTTCGTAAGCACTGGCCAGACACATACATTTATGACGACGTGAGAGAGGTAACACGTGAACGACTCATTTCAGACAACATTGTTCGACCAGACATCGTCGCCGGAGGAAGTCCTTGCCAGGACCTCTCCGTTGCCGGACGTCGTAAGGGACTTGATGGATCTCGTTCGGGACTCTTCTGGGAGCAATGCCGCATCGCCGACGAAATCGGGGCGGACATCCTCTGGGAAAACGTCCCCGGCGCCCTATCTAGTAACGACGGAGCCGACTTTGCTGCCGTGTTGTGGGGAATCACAGGAGCACTCGTCGAGTTGCCCCCTAAGCAGAAGTGGGCCAAGTCCGGCGTCCTGGTGGGACCAAAGCGGACAGCCATCTGGCGTGTTGCCGATGCCCAGCGTTTCGGAGTTCCCCAAAGACGGCGTCGTATCTACGTTATCGGATGTTCTGGAACCATGGCACGAGGGCTTGCGCCGTTACTGCTTGAGTGCGAGGGCGGCCAAGGGAATCATTCGTCGGGCCGAGAGACGCGAACGCGTTCTTCCGGAACCGCTTCGGACGGCTCTGGCGACTCTGGCGGCCACAGAGCCGGACGACCCGGAGGAGACGCGGGAAACGACGGAAACGAAGTAACTGGCTTCGTAAAGTCTCGTAGGGCACAGAGCAATACCGACGACGAAACATGGAAAGAAGGCGGAGTAGCTCCGACATTGACGTCCTTTGATAATGGAGGGGACTCTCGGGCAACCGTTCTAGCCATTCATGATGAGACGACCTGGTATACCGAGTCGCAGTTTGCTCAATACGCCAAAGACATCGTTGGCACACTTCGTGCCGCGGGTGGCACTTATGGCGGTGGATCTGAGAATATCGTGGTCACCAAGCCCGAGGTTGCAGCTTGCCTGAGGAGCGGTGGCGATGGCGGTGTTCCGTCCAGCAGGGGCGAGAACCTCGTTGTTCAGCATCAGTATGACCCAAGGATCATTGGCTTTTCCCACACACAGGGACTTGACCATCAGGCATCGACGACCGTTTTCCCAACCTTGCGTGCCGAGGGTGGCGGACATGCGGTCATGTATGACCCAACCGAACCGCCGTTGCTATTTCAGCAAAACCAACGAGATGAGGTTCGGATCATGCCGGGTTACGCAGGATCGCTAAATGCCGAGACAGGCATGCACAACACCAACTTTGTCCTACAAGACCAAGAGGACGACGGTGTCGTTGACTGATGGATATAACAACTGTTTCACGCCTTGGCCTGACATGGGGCAGGCAATACGCGTCTACGCAACTGACGGCCCCTCGCCAACGATCTCCTCGCACCATGTCCTCATTCTTCAGGAGTTAGAAATGAACGAAGAATCCAGGGCGGAGATGGTTACGCCGATCAGAACATCCAACACGAAGGCAAACGGCATGAATGTTGGTGAGCCAGGAGATCCGATGTACACACTTGACACTGGCGGCTCAATGGCTGTCGGGTACGTCCTATGCTTTGACGGGAAGAGGAACGACGACTTTAGGATGTTTGAGGACTACTACCCGACCCTCACTCAGATGATGGGGACGGGTGGAAATAATGTCCCGATGATCATCCACGACATACCAAAGACGGAGGCGACCGAGGTGGACAACATAACGGATACGCAATATCAGAGAGTGCCACCGGAGACCGGAGACGACACCGTTGCAGCCCTGACAGTATGCGACCTCACTAAGGGACAGGGTTCGCATCAGTCCATCGGGTCGGGTTTTCTTCAGGTCTACGCATTGCCTCAGGCGTACTCCATCAGGGAGGACGCGAAGGCTAACAACTTCCACGCAACGCCGACGGACACGGCCCTGTGTGTGAACGCACTCCAACCGTCACCACAGTCTCACCACGCTCAGATCTTTATAGTGCAGGTTGAAGAGGGTCGTAATGCCTAACGACGTCGTCCTGCCTTGCAACATTGACGGCGCACAGATTTCCCCTACATTACGAGGCTTTGGGCACGGATGGCAGGGGCAGCACAACAGTACGAACGCAGTATTTCAGTCAATCATATTCAAGTCAGAGGACGACCACCCTGCCGTACTACAGCAGGTCGGCGAAGAATGAAAGATGTCTACGGTTATGACGAGTACAACGACTCCATCGCCGAGGAACTTCATCACTCGTTGAGAGCCGGCACGAGGCAGTCCGTTGGTGTCGTTCATCCGTTGCCAGAAGGTGTCCTGTTGTTTGAGCCGAGGTCGATGCGCGAGGAGAACTGGGCCGAGAGTGTAGTTAAGAACGCCCTCAGGGCTGGTGCGTCAAAGTCGTCGCACGCCGTTGTCTCCTCGGCTGTTGAGACGGAGGAGCCACAGTACGACGAACGACGCATACAGATGCTCAACTTTCAGGGGAGTAAGGGCAACACCGTGGTATCAGAGGATGGGCAATCGTTCACATTGAACGCCATGCACGGCCATGATATGCACGTGATCGCCTACAACATTATGGGCGCACCGCCAAGAGAGCCAGATAGACCAAATGGTGGTTACTACATCAACAAGACCGAGGTGACGCAGACACTTGATGCCTTTAGTGGTGGACTAAACCCGGTCGTGAATCAAGGTGGACTCGCTATTGTTACCGAATCTTGGCCTGTTGCTTTCCGCGGTAGAGACGGCGGGATGACCGCCGAACAGGGCGAAGAAGGTATCGCCAACACGATCAGAGCAGGACAGGGCGGTTCAGTTCGTCCGCATGTATTGACTAGAGAAACCGTCTCAGATAACCTGAACGAAGAACAAGGAGAATATGACATGGACGCAAGCACAAGTCTCGTAGTGAGGCGGCTGACCCCGCAGGAATGTGAACTTTTGATGGGCTGGGACTCGGGTTGGACTGAGGTCGGCGTCACTGACAAGGGTGAACTCGTGCAGATGGCCGACACGCACCGTTACAGGATGTGTGGCAATGGCGTCGTCGCCAATGTTGCCGAGTGGCTCGGTGTTAGGTATCTCGCCGCTAAGTCGGCGACTGGGGAAGACCCCAAGGACTCGTGGTGAACGACGATGTCGTAGCTCGCGCTGAAGAACGCCTCGACAAACTCCTATGGGGGAAGTCGGAAGACGCCTTCTCGGCGAGGGAACTACTCTTCGTTATTGACCTACCGGCCTTGATCAACGAGGTTAAATCACTTCGTGTTCGGCTTGAAGAGGCGCACGCAGAAGTCGCCACTCTCAGAACCAACGTCAAGTACTAGGAGACGTCAAACCTCAGCCTGCAACGGCAGTTGATGGTCAGATGCGCCGGGGCTGACGGGTCGCCCGGGAATCTGAGTTCGTACTGTCCGACCTTAAATCCGTCGGCAAGGGGAATCCTGTCGCCTTCAAGCAACCTATGTTCCGAACGAACCTTTGAGTCCTTGCGCGTTACCCAACGCTTGCCGACTGCGCCAGCCTGCTTCCCGCCGTACCACATGCCTGCGTTGTAAGCGGTCTGTGCCTCGTGTTCGGCGATAGTGCGCTTCCTTTTGGCGAGAAGGTGTGCGAAAGTAGCAATGATGGCTGCCTTGAGGAGCACGTGACCGTCTTCCTCGTTGTCCTTCATCATTGCGGTGGCAACAATGATGGCTGCCGCAATCTCATCCTTAGTGGAGTCGTTTGACTTCTCCATCCTCGCCATTTGTTCGTCCACATATTGGTCAACTTCTTCCTCAGAGGAATCCATCGGCATACCGGTGCGTTCGTTGGCGGTCTTCATGGCGTCTTCAACGATGGACTTGACTAACGGCCTGACATCGTCGCGCATCTGCTTGTTCCATACGTCAATGTCAAACACTTGCCCAACCTCAAGAGTCCCAACGGCCATTGCCTTCCTTGACTTTGCGCCAGTTGCTTTCTCAAGCACGACGCGTTGTTGACGCTCAAAGAAACGTTCAAGGTTGCTGTCGAGGATCTCGGCCCACCTATCGGAGTCACCGAGTTCCTTGGTGTCCCAAGAGTCGTCCATGGTGTTATTTGGTGCTTGCTTGGTCGCCCATGTCCCAACCGAAGACGAAGCCGAGAGTTCAGTGTCGGGAACGATTGCCGACTCTGGCGTATCCATGGTCTCGCCGCCAGCGGTATTGACCTCACCCTCGGGTGGGAGTTCTTCCTGTGGCATTTCTGCTCCGGGCATAGGTGCGCCAGGCATACCAGGTGCGCCCATAGGTGCCGGGGGCTCGAGCTTCTTCTCGGTGTTGCCGATCGGAGTCAAGTTCGGGTTGGCAAGCATTGAGTCAGCCAACTCTGAGTCAACTTTCTTCCTGCCTGTGCCGATGCGATATTCGTTTGCCGTGATGAGACCGGAGCCGAACTCCTGCATGAGGTAACGTTCGGCTTCGTTCTTGGCCATCTGCAATACCGGCACACCCGAAACATCAAAGTCAAAGTAGAGGTCGGGGTGAAGGGCATCCATGCCTCTGGCCAACATCTCAAGGTGCTGTGGCATCGTCTCAAGCCAGAACACCCTGGTCTCTTCAACGGCGTTGGAGAAGGTGCGTCCTGCGGCATTACCAATAACAGACTCGGGTACACCGAAGGCCGACAGGATCTCTTCTTTGGAGATCTGCCTCATCTCAATGTAGGACGCCTCGCGCGGTGACGCTCCTGTGTCAACGTAGTCCACCCCGTCGGATGAAGCGACGACCGATGTTGCGCCAGCTCGACCGATGTTCCCGCGGAATCGTGACCTGAGTTCGTCCTTGTCGTCTTCGTCCATTTCGCCCTTGACGACCAACAGACCGCCTGGCCTTCCGTCGTTCACGAGAAAGTTCCTGTTATAGAACTTCGCTAGCGACTCAAGTTCAACGGCAATGCCAGCTGCCTCAAGTGGAGTCATGGAGAGATACGGGTCAAGTGGGTGCGGATGCTTGAACCAGAGGACATCCTCAGGCTTGACATACTGAACCGACATATTGGGAAGCCTGACCTCAAAGGAGGACACGAACTTTCTTGGGTCGGGAATCGGAGATGTGAACTGCGGGGGGAGTAGGTGGAGGGCGATTGGGTTACCGCCTCGTCCTCTTACGATCTCAACGAACGCACCCCTGGTTGAGGTGAGGAGTTGGGCAGAAAGTCTGTACCTGAAAGCGAAGGAGTCTTCGCCCACATTTGCGCGCATATTCAGGATGTCAAGAATGGCAGCGTCTTTGACTACTTCGCCACCCGGCTTGTTGTCTTTGTGGCCCATGATTGGCAGGCGTGCTTGGTTACCTGCGATTGCGTCAATACAACGGTAAACCCAGGTGACCTTCTTGACGCCGTCTCGATAGACCCTCTCAATATCCCACGAGTCGTGGTAGCCACGAACGGCGTAAGAAGGGTTGGTTGAGATCGGCGCACCAGGCGGGATGACCTTCGTTGAGTCGTTGGACAGGGACTTATTTCCGCCGGTATTCCAGGCCATTATTCAGCTCCGAGGATCATTGCACCAACAAGCGAGCAGGCACCGATTGACACAAAACCTGCTCCGGTGGAATAGAAGAAAACCCCGATTGGGGTACACACCACAAAGGATATGAGAAGCATGTAGGCCATAAAACCCCTGCCTCCAATCCCGTCTTTGATCTTTTGTAACACGCGGCGCGGTAATCTCACGCTACCACCTTACATTCCTAGGAGATGTGGGTAGGGCAGATACTACTAGACGGAGCGATATGACCCAGAACTGGGAAGAAATACTGCGATTCCTGAAACCGAAAGAACCGCCGTACTGTCCTGAGAAATCGTCAGTTCAGCAACAGGTTTTCCTCAGGACAAACGCCATGGAGGCTCTGTTCGGTGGGGCGGCAGGCGGTGGCAAGTCTTCGGCCCTACTTATGGCCGCAATGCAGTATGTGGATATCCCGGGGTATTCCGCCCTTTTATTCAGGCGCACCCTTCAAGACCTCACTCTCCCTGGAGCCCTTATGGATCGTTTCAGGGAATGGATCGCACCTCACGACGATGTCAGGTGGAACGCCAACACCTATACCGCAACTTTCCCCTCGGGGGCAAGGATCGGGTTTGGTTACCTGAACAACAAGGACGACTACCTCCGTTACAAGGGTGTCGAGTTGCAGTTCATTGGCATGGACGAAGTCACCGAGATCAGGGAGTCCGACTATCGTTATCTGTTCTCTCGACTCCGTCGCCCATCGTCTGGCCCGTTATCCCAAGTTCCCCTGAGAATGAGGTGCGCCTCCAACCCCGCTCCAAACTGGGTAAGACAGAGGTTCTTGGTTGAGGGCACATCGCACGGCAGGATCTTCGTTCCGTCAAAACTCACCGACAACCCCGGCATTGACCCCGACTCATACCGTAAGGCACTCGCCGAACTTGATCCGATTGAACGGCGCAGGTTAGAGGACGGCGACTGGTGGGTCACCTCCCTTGGCTCAATGTTTCAGCGACAGGACTTTGTCATTATTGACCCATTTGAGATGCCAGAGTTCTCTACGAGTTCAGCCAGGGTAGTCAGGTTCTGGGACATGGCAGCGACCGAGCCGTCGTACTCCAACCCCGACCCGGACTGGACCGTGGGTACGTTGATGATGTTTGACAAAGGCATTGCCTGGATTATGGATGTGAAGAGGATTAGGGGCAAGGGTGAAGCCGTAGAACGCCTCATCGCTCAGACCGCTGCCGACGATGGGCCGACCGTTTCCATCAGAGTTGAGCAGGAGCCAGGATCGGCCGGCAAGAACCTTCTAGACCAATACGCAAGGTATGTCGTCCCGGGCTACGACTTCATGGGCGTTAGGGCAACTGGCGACAAAGCAACGCGAGCAAGGCCATTTGCGGCGGCGGTCGCTAACGGTAATGTCAGGGTTCTTGCTGGCTCATGGCTAACCGAGTGGCTTGACGAAATGTCGTCTTTCCCAGAAGCATGCAACCACGACGACCAGGTGGACTCCGCCGTGGGTGCTTACACTTTTTTGGCAGGACTTGGACTTCCTCAGCGGAATCGTGTTACGATCATCGTCTAGTAAATACACCTAACTTATTGAAAGAGGAAAAATGTACGACGAGAGCTGGCGCTCCTCTATTGAGGCACTCATTGAACAGGCTCATGAAAAAGCCGAAGAATACGCAGGCGATCAAGACTCGCTCGCACTACTGATCGCCGACCTGCACGAAGTCAAGGGTCGACTAGCCGATGCGTGGGAATACACTTCGTCTTTGTTGATTGAGATCATGGGTGAGAACCCTGAGATCGTTTTTGGCAACAAGATGATTGAGAAGAAAGTCGGCGCACCGAGGAAGTCGTGGAGGCACGACGAACTCGCAAACGAGGTTGCAACCAGGATTGTTGCATCGTCCATTGACATGGATACGGGCGAGGTCATGAAGAGCACCGAGCAGATGATGCTTGAGATGCTGTCTTATGGCGCAGTCTCGTATTGGCGGGTCAAGAACCTGTCAAAGATCGGTCTCGTGGCCGACGAATACTGCGATGTCGGCGAGCCCAAGACATCGTTAGTAGTACGCAATATGGGCGTCGCTTTTTCACAAGAAGAACAATCAACGGAGGAATGAACATGAACAATAACGAACTTTACCTAGCCCTATCCGACCCATTTCCGGTCGAGATGGAACGAACGGTCAACAAGAGCGGTCGGGCACTGACCTATCTTCCCATCGCCGAAGTCATCAACAAGATGAACAAGGTGATTGGGATTGGCAACTGGTCTAGCGAGGTCGTCAGCATTGGCCGCGATGCACTTGACCCCGACTGGGTGATCGCTCATGTCCGTGTCAGCATCACCGTGCCTAGCAATCAGACGAATGAGAAGGTTCACGCAACTTACGACGGTGTCGGCGGACAGGCGGTCAAACGCAAGAAGACTGGCGAGATCCTCGACCTTGGCGACGAGTTCAAGGGCGCAGTCTCCGACGCACTCAAGAAAGCACTACAGCAGATTGGCCTCGGTCTCTACCTCGCACGTACAGACGACGCAATCTATGCCGACGAGGCGTACGAAACCCCGGTCGCACCAGTTGTTGAAAAGCCCGCCAAACAGGCTGCTGAGAAAACGGACGAGGACAAGATGTGGGATGCTTTTGACGAACACATCTCCGCCATGGACAAGGGTGAGAAGGCCGCACTTGGAGAGTGGTGGCAGAACACCTACCCAGGCGAGCCAAAGCCAAAGCGTGGTGGCTCAACCACAAAGGCGCAACTCAAAGCCTGTGTCGCCGAGATCCTCAGGATCAAACTTGGCGCAACAACGAAGGAAGACTAAACCGTGGCGCAGATGCCCGAGAGGCTCTCGCCGTCGTCCATTTCAACATGGCTTCAGTGTCCGTTGAAGTTCAAGCTCGGGAGGATTGACAAGATCCCCGACGAGCAGACCGAGGCGCAAGCCATCGGGAACATGACGCATGAAGTTCTTGAAGCCCTATTCAAGGAAGAGAAGGGCTCACGTACCGTGGCCTTCGCCAGGACAGCCATGGTGCAGATATGGCACGACAAGTGGCAGAAGCACGCTGAGGAAGTTCTGGGTCTTGGGGCCTATGCGCAGCACATGATGCGATGGAACGCTTGGCAGTGCGTCGAGAACTACTTTGGTCTTGAAGACCCCAATCAGGTAGACCTTGCTGGGATTGAAGACGAGGTAAGGGGTCATGTTGCTGGCGTGCCGGTTCTTGGTTTCATTGACAGGTGGAGCGTTTCTGACGGAGTCGCCACCATCGGCGATTACAAGACGGGCAAGGTTTCTAAGCCCCCATACGACCGAGACAAGAAACTTCAACTCATGGTCTACGCCGATCTTGTTGAGGAGAATAAGGGCTTCCCGGTGGGCTCGTCGGAACTCATCTACCTGAAGGGCAAGGGGACTCGGGTAGTGTATGAAGCAACCGAACAACTCAGGGCCGAGACCAGGGAGACAGTTGCCAGGGTCTGGGAAGAACTAAGAGAATCATGCGAAACAGACAACTTCAGCACGAACAGAACAAAGCTCTGCGATTGGTGCTCATACAAGCCGACCTGCCCCGCCTGGGAGCGATGAAGCCATGATGCCCGACGATCAGTTTGCAAGACTCGTCGCCGATGATGTTAAGAACAAAGTAACCGATGAGCAAAAGATGTACCTCCGCCTCCCCGACAACCGGGATAGGTGGATGGTCAATATTCTTGCCCTCCTCAATAATCTTGACCAACAGGTCAAAGAGATTGAAGAACACGAAGAGGACGATCAGGAGATGTACGGGTCGCTTGGCGATGACGGGATCAGACTGCTGGCCGAGGCGCAGGCTTCTTCGGAGGAACGCAAGAAAAAGGTTCTCCGTTTCCGTTATCACGTGGAGAAAAGGCTTGATGAGTGCGAGCGCATCAACATTGCTCACGATGCCGTTGACGACGATGATGCCCCATTGTTACGGAGAGCAATCGAGAAGCATAGGGAAATGACCGAGAGTTTTGGCATTGACCCAACGCAGATTGACGAGGCGCTCTGGTCATCCTTGGCTGGTGCTTGGAGATTTTCAGAGATTGACACCAAAAGGCTCTCGGAAGAACTTGACGATTGAGGAATAGGTCCAAGAAGAAGGAGGAGGAGTACAAACTCCGCCGCCCGCTCGTGGCCAGGTTGCTGTCGGAACGACGGTGGTGCGAGGCATGCCCTAAGTTCGCTGCGTACGACGACCTCATGGTCTATATACGCAGACCGTCCGTTGATGTCCACGAACTCGTCAGGCGGTCGCAGGGCGGGTCAATACTTGACGAGTCAAACCTTATGTGCGTCTGCCGGGAGTGCCATCGCAGGATCGGCAACGAGCCACAACTCGCCTTTGATCTAGGTCTAGCGAAGCACGCCTACGACTCGTGAGGAAGCACTGACCCGATACGAGGGGTGACCCTTGGGGAGTTGCTCCACGCTTTACGCAGTTCTTCACCGTCAGGTGTGGTGACGTCCCCGCCGTTCAGATACGGGCCGTAACCCCCTGAGACAATAATAATGTCCGCAACACCAAAGAGAACCGTGCTGATTCTTTGTCGACGCCAGTTCGGCGATACAAACACCTGTTGAATCCGTGAATCTTCTCTAAACCACTTTATGAACCCTGCCCTGTCTGATGGCTTGAGGCCAGCCTCTACCGCATCTTTCAGATCAACAACACACCCCGGAGTGAACAGATCGCTGACTATCGCATGGATTGTAACCATGGGGACAGGAGTGCTGTTCTCCTCTAGTGCGTACCAAGTTGCTGGAGCACCGTCATACTGATCATCGTTGAGATCAACGGAAAGGTGACCGTCCTCGCATAGGGAGGAGCCTGAAAAGTATTCGGACTTGGTTGGACACGAATCGGACTCAACAGTTGATGGCTTTGGATGTTCGTCGTTTTGATAGTTGCGAACAAGTGACCATCGTTGATTAAGTGGAGGCCCTTTCCAGAACCAGATCATCTTCATTGCCATGCGGCAAGATTAGTCGTTCCACCATTCAAGCCATGTCTTGGCTGAAGCGGAAACTGCTTCTTCGTCAGACATGCCAGAATAGGCAACCGAGATTGTGACCTTTGCGTCATTTTCGTACCCGGTCCAGTCGCCACTGTGAGCATAAACGAACAACTGAAGTAACTCGTCGGTGTTCATGACCGCAACATCTGCGAGGTACGTATTTGCGTTCCACTCAGCCTCATTCCAGCTGTAGTTGATTGCGCGGGCTTTGTCAATAGGCGTTGCCGCGGTGCTCCGCAGGTCAAGTACGCCGTTGCCGAAATACGGCTGTGTGGACCATGCCCCAATGTTGCCGGCGGCGTCATCTGGGTTTCCAAGCCACATTGTTGGCTTGAGGTCTTCGTCTGGAACGAAATCCCAGCCACCATCCTCAAAGCCGAACATCCAATCTGTCGGGTTGTCGTAAATGCCGTGCTGTGTCTTGGAGTTCTTGACTTTAATCGCTGCGAGGGACAGTCGTCGATCGGTTGTCTCAATGTCCACAGTGCCGTTGTCTGTGGTGCCCCAAAGACCGCTAGTTGCGCTGTAAATCTGTTGTGTAGTAAACCAGATTTTCTCAATCTTGACTCGGAATGGGAAAGACACATTCAGGTAAGAAGTGTCACTGTTCCTGACGGTCCAGTCGTAGTTCACGATTGACGGTGCGATGATGCCGGACATTTGTTTCTCCTGTGTTGGATTGTTGGGATTTTGACATAAAAAAATCACCCCACCCGTCAAGAGTGGAGTGATCCTTTCAGAGGTTTATTCAGCCTTCAACAACTGTGAATGCAACCGTCATGTTTGAGCCGGCGGTACTTGAACCGACACCTGATATATCAAGACTGACAAGATCGCCTTTTGCGAAGTCGCAGTTGGCTGCAGTAAGTGTTCCTTCATCCGAAGTTCCAGCGGCGGCAATCGAGAACGCTGCTGCTACATCAGAGCCGACCTTGAGGTCTGCGGTAAGAGCGGAGCCTACTGGGGCCGTGGTCACAGCGACATAAGCACCAGTGATTTTGCCGGCGAAGGGCATTGCCATCGTGACGATGCTCGTGCTCGCGTTCAGACCACCCGGGATTGTCATGGTGATTGTTGATGGGGCTAAGACTGCTGTTGACATATTTGATGTCCTTTCGTGGGTTGGTGAAAGAAATATAACAAGAAGATTTGATGTCAGCTACTAGACAAAGGTTGGTAGTATCCGCCAATGCCTAGCATTATTGGACTTGACCTCAGCCTCACCTCAACGGGAGTTTGCTCAAAGGAAGGTTCGTTTGCTTATCAACCAAAGACGAAAGGCATGGAACGCCTCGCAAACATCCGAGATGAGGTCATGCTTGTTGTCACCGCACAGGACCACCCGATTGTCATAGTGGAGGGTTATTCGTTCTCTTCCCGAAACAGCCAGTCTCACGCATTGGGTGAACTGGGTGGCGTAATGAGACTCGCCCTTCACGAAACGGGGATTTCATACATTGACGTTCCTCCAACAAGCCGGGCAAAGTTTGCTACAGGCAAGGGGAACGCGTCCAAGAACGAGGTTGTCTCTTCTATCTCGGCTAGAACCGGGATCGTGTGGAGTGGCAAGGGGGCCGACGATATGTGCGATGCGTGGATATTGCGTCAAATGGGACTAGCGCATCTCGGTGAAAGCGAATATGATTGGCCTGCGGTCAATATGGCGGCACTAGACAAGATTGACTGGTCGGGATTTCCGTCCGCGTAGCACTGAGGTACCAATGAAAAGTAATAGGAACGCACCAATCAGCCAAGTAGACATCGAGGAAGAGATCATTAGGTTGATCGGCGACCTTGAGTCGGAGACGGAGACTTTTGAGACTCTGTCGATTGACGCTGCCAAGAAAGAATCCCGATTCAAGTCAGAGTGGGCCAAGGCGTACCTTTCGGCTCAGGGTTCAATCAAGGAACGCGAAGCCTGGGCCGACTATCAAATATCTGATCCGCATATGGACTGGAAGATCGCCGACGGACTACTGCGCGCAAAACGGGAGAAACTCGCTAGCATCAGGTCGTCAATCGACGCGCTCAGAACTCTGAACGCAAATGTCAGGGCGCAGGTGATGTCGTGAACCACAACATCAACCCCGCACTTCAAGATCTTGCCCTGCCTGTTGAACTTCTCGAACCGTTGCCCGGAAACCCGCGCATCGGTAACGTCGACGCGATCGCGGCGTCCTATAAAGAGTTCGGGCAGGTCAAGCCCATCGTGGTCAAAGCTCAGCCCGACGGCACTTATGTCGTCGTGGCTGGCAACCATCAGCTACAAGCCGTGAAGCGTCTTGGATGGTCTCATGTTGCCGCCGTACAAATGGACGGCGACGATCAGAGGGCGGCCGCTTTTGCACTCGTAGATAACAGGGTCGCCGACCTTGGGCGCACTGATCCCGCACTGCTACACGACATTCTCTCTACGGTGAACGAGGAGTTCCCCGAACTATTTGAGGCCGTGGGCTGGGACGAGTACGAGGTTGCCTCCATCGGGACCGACCTAGAAGAGCTCTACAGTTCAATCAACGGAAATGGTGCTGCTGGTGCATACATTCCGCCGGTACTCATGGATCCCGTTATGCCGATGGGCGTCGAGACTAGGGAAGACGGAACGAAGCAGTACACCGCCCCTCCAGCCAGCGATCAGAGGGCGACGGCGGCACAGGGTGCGGCGGCAGCTGGTTCTTCTGGTGGCGGCAAGCAAGCCGTATTCTCGTTCAGCCTCGTGTTTGATGACAATGCGCAGATGAGCAGATGGTGGGACTTTGTGAAGTGGCTCAGGGCGAGCCCTGCATACGACGGCGACACGATCGCATCCAAAGTCATGTCGTTCATTGACGCCCACAGCGAGGTCTGAGATGAGTGCCGTATGCGAATACTGCGGACACGGCCCACACACCCCGGCCGCCTGCCCGTTAGTAAAGAGCGTTGAGTTCTTTCCCGATGGGAGTATAAAGAGGGTCGAGAAGTACGAGTCTTCATCTTTCGGTGTTCCCTCCAAGACATATGCCTCGGGTCAGCCACAGGGGACGACCGTCCGTTGGAGCGACCCGTTCCAAGGAAAAGTGGACAAGGAAGAACCGCATTGACCGAGTTATGGCGCAAGGTTTTGACGAGCAAGTTTGGCCCCGAGATAGTCGTTGAGTGTTGCCGTCTACACAAAGGGCACTACAACGGAGGCAGATGGGGGAACTGCGGCAAGTGCGGCGCAAGACCCGTCATGGTTCCCATGACATGGGAGCAAGCAGACGAGAAGATGTCTCAGAATAAGGAGGACAACGATGTCTAGGCAGAGAATGTTCCTTGATATGTCATGCGTTGACGCAGCAAGGGAACGAATCAAACACATCTACGACACCTTTGACACGGTGTGCATACAGTTCTCCGGAGGCAAGGACTCAACGGCAGTTTTGTACCTGGCGAAGGAACTCCACGAGGAGCGTGGCCTCGGGCCGGTGAAGGTCATATTCCGAGACGAGGAAATGGTCAGCCCACTCGTCGTTGACTTCATTGAGAAAGTCAGGAACTTTGACTGGGTTGATATGGAGTGGTACTGCTTGCCCGTTGGGCAGGAGTGCTGGGTTCTCGGCAAGAGGGAGTATGTCTTGTTGTGGTCAGAGATGCGCAGGCTTCAGGGCAGACTCATTAGGCCAATGCCATCGTGGGCAATCCACGCCGGGCATTTTGGGATGGGCGCAGATAAGCCACTCCCCGAGCCAATCGACTACTACACAATGCAAGGCAAGAAGGGGCGCACCGCTTTCATCACGGGCGTGCGAGCAAACGAGTCGATGGTTCGTTTCCGTTCGGTGGTGAACAAGTTGAACGAGAACTACATCACCAGGCCGTACAAACTTCAGAAGTCAATACCACTCATGCTTGCCAAGCCGATCTACGACTGGGTTGCAGCCGATGTGCTGAAGTTCATTCAGGAGGAGCACGGCGCAGAGTGGTGCGAGTACTACGACGTCGCCGCCATGGTTGGTGGTGTACAGCGTGTCGGCATCCCACTGCACTCGGTCGCAATCAGAAGATTAAGGGACTACACGGCCGCCGAACCCGAGTGGTTTGACAGACTCTACGACTGCTTTCCTCAGGTGGATGCGCAGTATCGGCTCTGGCCCGAGTTTGATGTGGACGCCTACATCGCCGACTATGCCGCCGACGGCTGGGATGGTGTGAAGAGGTGCATTGACGAGAACATGCTCACTCCTGGAATCAAGAGGACGGCACAGGCAGCTGTTGCCGACTTTAGGAAAAAGCACATCACCGACTCGGTCTCGTACCCAATCTCGTGGCTCGTCAGGACATTGGTTATGAATGAGTTCCATACAACTTCGGCGAGACCCGTTGGGCCGAAGACTAAGGACTGGAAGAGGAAAGTAGCCGCCGAGCAGGAATATCTTGCGGCACAGGATGGAGAATGAAATGACACTAAACATTGAGACCGTACATATTGACTCACTAAAACCCGCCCCCTGGGCATCGTCGCACTTATTGCGTCCTGACGAGAGGCTGCTCTTGCAGTCGCTCGCCGATTGGGGTTGGTTGCAACCACTCATAGTCAGGGTTGAGGACAGGACGATCATTGACGGCAACCTCAGATGGGTTATTGCTAAGGAGCAGAAGCCCGTGATGGCCAAGGTCGGCGATCAAGTTCCTGTTGTCTGGGTGTCCTGCGACGAAGTTGACGCCATGATTATGCACGTCAGAATGAACAGGGCAAAAGGCATGGTGGTCGCCACCAAACTGTCGGCTTTGCTCAAATGGGTGATTGCGTCCAATAAGTACGACAGGCGTACCGTACAGAACCTTCTCGTTATGACCAACGACGAATATGAGGTTCTCGTTGAGGGGTATTACCTCAAGAGGAAGTCCATCAAAGAACACACCTACTCCCGCGGTTGGGTGCCGGTTGAAGCACCGAAACCCGGGACGGCAGTTGCCGGGGACATCTCCATTGAGAGGCCCGCAAACAGGGATAACTAACAGAACCGTGGCCTGTGGTATGGTGTCGCGTACGAAGTTGACACGCAGGGGAGTACCAAAGTGCCTCAAGGAAGAGTTGGAGCAGACACCGAACAGGGCATGGCTTTTGGCCCCGGCGTCCTTTACGATACAAGCGATGGCGGACTGAACCCAACCGGATTCGGCGTACCTGGCGAGAGTATTTTGGCACCCCCCGTACCCGGTACTGGAGCCGGCAGGGCTCTTGACAATCCCCCTGGAGCACCCGAGACACCGGCACCAAGTTCAACCCCTCGTTCACCAACCGCCCCTAGTGGCACCGCCGCGCCAAGGCAGTCAAATACTCGCCCTCCACGCAATAGCAACAGGTCAAGAAGGCAGGGCAATATCCTTTCAAGGGCATTGCGCAATGTTGCTGGCAGACTCCGCGGCACAAACAACAACAACTGATTAGGAGGCAAAAGTGCTCGTCACAGTACGCGAGCTCGCTGCCTACATGGATCGCGAGTTGACCAACAGGCAACAGGATGCGGCGGAACTCGTCCTCGCTGGTGTACAGGCCGAGATCGAGGCGTACATCAACCGCCCCGTTGAGATTAGGGAGTTTACGGAGACGCACATCGTCCCCGAGGACACCCTCTACATCAACACCGAGTCATACTTCTACGACCGTTCGTTGGACACCACTAATGCCAATATCCGCGTTCTTATGCCGACCTACACCATCCACTTGGCAAATGCGCCGATTACCTCCGTCTCAAGTGTGATACTGAATCCGTTCGGATATCCGTCGCCCGATCCCGTTGAGTTTAACGAGGGTCAGCAATACCTCGTGAGGAAGTACGGACTTGATCTCTACTCCGTGTGGGCTGGCGACATGATTGAGGTCGTCTATGAGGCTGGCCTCCCGGCGAACGCCTTCATCAAACAGGTCATGATCCGTGCCGCGTCTAGGGAAATGCAGAACATGACCGACGACGTTGTGGGTCTCAAGGACTTTCAGAACAGGGCCGCCACTATTGCCGAGATCGGCTTGACTCAGGCAGACAAGGCTGGCCTTGACGCGTTCAGGCGTAAGCAAATATGAGTCAAGTCACCGTCAAGATCTCGGTCTCCGCAGATACGACGGAACTTTCAGCCATGCGCAGAAATATGGGTTCATACCGCATCCCACTGCAAGAAGGTGTGAACTACCTCAGGACAGCCTTTCAGGAGAACTTTGACTCCAGCGGCTCGATGGTCGGAGGTTGGAAACCACTAGCACCAACGACCAGCCTGTGGAGGGCGAAGCACGGCTATCCGCCGGTTGCCCCCATACTCGTGAACAACGGATCGCTTCGCGCCGCCGTCTTGGCCGCCCGTGGCGATGTGGGTGCTCAAGAAGCCAGGTTGACTATCAGTAACAGGCTCGCTCCATTTCACCAATACGGAAGCCTCAAGGGCAGGTTGCCTCAACGTGAGATCGTCTTTGAGCCTGCTGGGTTTGCTGACCTTATGGCTAGGCGCATTAGGGCGCACATCATGCCGAACACATTCTCGGCCGACCTTAGGGCGTTATTCCCATGATGTCCGGACCGTGGTCAGCAAAGGAGTATGTGTCCTACTACCTTCAGGAAGACTTGCCAAAACGCATCATCGGATACAGGAACCTGTGGCAACTTGACTCAGAACGCCTACCCGTTCCTGAGAAGTATTTCTCGTATGAGCCGCCAGCTCTTGACCATTGGCCCATGCTGATTACGGTCGCCCTCTCAACTCCGTCAATGACAAGGACGGACTACACCGACGGGATGAACCCCGTCTATCGAGTTGCCTACAACATGAGGACATACATCTGGGTCAGGCAGCCTCATGCCGAACTCGCTACAGAGAGCAGGGACAGGTTGACTACCGTCATCCGTTCTGCGCTCCTGGATAGGCAGTCTCTTTCGTCGCTTGACGACGAGAATCATGAACTCCTCATTGACGAAACCTCAATGCGGGAAGAGTTCTCGGATATCACCTATGTCAAGGGTGATCGAGCTGTTGCCGGTTCGTTCATTGCTTACACATTGTCGCTAGACGAGGCCATAACAAGGCCCAATGTGTTCACGCCGACGGCGACGGAGATTGACCCAGATACCGGTGTCGCAAACGGTACGACTACGGACGTTTCAGGTATCTACGGGGTGTTGTCCCCGGATGAGGGTTGACTAGGTTAGGATTTCCGCGTGGCACAGGTCTTGATTTTCAATATGACGCAGAAAGCCGTCGTCGTCTCATCCAATGGGACGATTGTCAAGGCTCGCTCAACGGCAACAGCCGACGATTCAGATCCTGTCTTGACATCTGCTCTCAAGAGTGGTCGTGTGGTGCTAAAGTCCACCCCACAACCCTCAAAGGCAGAAGAGCCCAAGGTGGAAGCAAAGCCAGAAGAACCCGCACAGGAAGTAGAAGCACCGGCCGAGACGTTAGTCGTTGAGGAAGAGGCAGAAGCTCCCGTTGAGGAATCGGGCGAAACAGCGGGCGAAGAACCCGAAGAAACCCAAGAAGAAAACAAGTCGAAAAGGCCAACAAGGCCAAAAGTGGCGAAGGAGAACTGATGCCCGGCGTAGTCGTCAACACAGGAGTTAGGGTCGGAGGCACTGGGGTAGAAGTCGCCCCCAGTAGCACATTCTTCGTGGTCGGAACCGCAGAACGCGGTCGCGTTGCTACGCCGTTTGTCGTTCGCAGTATGGCTGACTTTGAGGCAGAGTTCGGCGGATATGACGCAAACTGCACTCTTTATCAACACATTGAGACATTCTTTGAGGAAGGCGGCATCCGTGCCGTAGTCCAGAGGCTCGTTGGGCCAGACGCAACCGCTGGAACGGTCAGCCTTCTTGACGCCGAAGACGATGTCTGTATGACCCTTACTGCAGCCAATGACGGCGCATGGTCATCCAGTATCCTGGTCACGATCATTAAGACATCCAGCACCTACTCGCTCGTCGTCAAGTTTGATGGCACAACGGTGTTGAGTTCGCCGAGTCTTGCTTCAGTAGCAGAAGGCATCGCCCTCATCAACAGTCGCATCTCAAGCATCGTTGTCGCAACAGCAGGTGTCTCAAGTCTCATTCCTGCCACTCAGACTGAGTCACTCAGTGCTGGCGATGACGACATTGACAACGTTGCGTTCACAAACGACGACTTCGTCGCCGCGCTTGACAACTTTGGAGATGACCTTGGCACCGGTGCTGTGGCTATCCCCGAAAAGAATGGCTCAACCATTTGGGGCGGACTCAGGGATCATGCCGAAGCCACAAAGAGGATCGCCATCTGTGGTTTTGATGAAGCCGATTCTGCAGATGAAGCAATCGCCGACGCCGAAGACTACGCCGGAACCACATCTGGTGCCAAGTCCATTGCAAGCCATATGGCTTTCTACTGGCCGTCGGTATCGGCTCCGGACGGAAACGGCGCAACGCGCACTTTGTCACCAGAGTCATACGTGGCGGCAGTTAGGGCCAGGAACATCATCGCCAACAGAGGACCATGGAAGCCTGCCGCAGGCGTTTCGTCTTCAGCGAAGTTTATCGTCGGTCTCGTCAACGATGGGGTCGCCACCAAGGTCAACAAGACCGTTGGCAATGCTCTTGACGAAGGTCGAGTCAATGCCATCCGAGTCATTGACGGACAGATCCGCATCTACGGTGCGCGTTCTGCCTCGGCTGACGAAACCAACTGGCGTTACATCACATACCGCGACACAGTGAACCAAATCGCAACTGATTGCGAAAGCTCGCTTGAGAAGTATGTGTTCAGCCCAATCGACAGCAGGAAGAACCTCTTCGGCGCAATCTCGTCAAGCCTCACCACAATCCTTGAGGTTGTCAAGGACAACGGTGGTCTCTACGCAATGGTGGACACCCTTGGCACGCAGGTTGACCGCGGTTACTCAATCGAGGTCTCCGATGCTCTCAACCCGATCACGGAACTTGCACAGGGCAAGATCGCCGCTAGGGTTGGAGTACGAGTCGCTGGTGTGGCCGACCTGGTCACTCTGACGATCACGAAGTCAACGCTAACAGCAGCACTCTGAGAAAAAGGAACGAAAAAAAATGGCAAAGATTTCACAGCGCCAAGTAGTAGCCAAAGTCATCGCCATCGAAGGCAAGGGCGGGCGCGACACGACTGCAAACAGTTTCAGCAGTGCCACGAGGGCTTACTTCTCGCAAGTTTCTGGCGGAGAGATTCAGGCATCAGTAGAAAAGGTCTACGACGGCGGATCGACCTTCCCAGAAGTATTGCCTTCGGTCATCGAAGTCGGCGACGTCACCGTCACTCGTCACTACGATCCTGCAGTTGACGCTTCTGTCATCTCGTTTTACAGGGACAAAGTCGGCAGGCAGTACTTCAGGGTTGAAATCTTGACGCTTGACGCAGACGGCAACCAAACTGGCTACACCCGCAAGTACGAAGATTGCATCCTCGTCAACATCACCGAGCCAGACGGCGACGCCTCTTCAGGTGGACCCGCAACCTTCTCGTTGACGTTCTCGGTCAGTAAGGCGACCGACATTGCCTTCACCGGCACGACGCCCACCCCCGCAACGACAGTCGTCATCTGACGCAAGAGGCGTACATCCTCTGCTAGTCTCCTAGTTGTCTTACTACGACACTATGGAGGCTACAAATGGACGGTATTGACAACGACGAAATGTACTCGCACCCGGTTGACTCTGGTGAGAGCACGCTCAGTAAACTGCGCAACGAACTCACCAAGAAGGTGCGCCGACCCGAGATCTTCCTTGAGGTTCCAGAGCGTCCCAGCATGGCTGTTCGCTACTCGCCGAACATCAACCAGAACCAAGTCCGCGCATGGCGCAGGAACTCTGGCGAGGACACAAAGAACGGCATGGACGCAACGAAGTTCGCTTGCTATGTGCTTGCCAACACTTGCACCGGAATCATCATGGACGGCGAAACCGCAAGGGACGACCGTGGCGACGAACTTGTATTCGGTTCAGACGAGATCATGAAGATGGTCGGAGCAGAGCGCGTGCAAGAAGCCATTAGGTCTATCTATGTCGTTGAACCGCACATTGAAGCAACTGCGCTTGCCGTCATGGAGGCCGCCGGGTTCAATGACTCGGTTGAACAGGTGGACCCTACGAAGCAGCCCTAGACTGGCTGCTCGAAGAACCACATGTCGTCTCTGCAGCGAGAATCGCTGAGATGTTCCATATAGATCCCATCACCGTTCTTGGGTCGGATGACTTTAACTGGATGCTCCGCGTCGCTTGTGCTAAGGTGGTCGCACGCGACCATGAAGCTCAATCCAGTAAAATGAGGCAGGGCAACTAATGGTCGCCGTCTCTGCGTAGGAGGTGACCAAACTTGAGCATGATCCCTGGAGGCGCAGACGCATCCGTAAGTATCAAGGTTGACGTCGACGACGCTGGCGCACAGGCGAGGATCGCCGCTCTTGAGACACGCCTCAAGGCACTTGAGAAGCAGTTCAGTGGCACGGGCAAGGGTGCCCAAAACTACGGCAAGCAACTTGACGATGTCTCCAAAAAAGCGGGGAGCAGTGACAAGTCGCAGAAAAACCTAATGAAGTCGGGCCAGGCCTTGGGTCAAATGTTCGGCAGGCTCGGTAAGTTTGCCAAGTTTGCCGGCATTGAGCTTGCGGTTCTGACCGCCGGTCTTGGTGCAATGAAACTTGCTCTCTGGGCCGGACAGACCGCAATGAAGGGATTCCATGCTCTGTTGCGTGCTACCGGTGCCGCCGCCGGTGTCGCCGTAGGTGCGATAGCGACGGTTCTGGCCGCCCTAAGGGAGGTGCAGTCCGTCAAACTTGCGCCAATCCTCGGAGGGATTGGTAACGCCAAGACTCAGACCAACGCCTTCTTTGCCGATAGGCGTTTCGCCATGTTTGATCAGAAGACTATGGCGAGCATCATGCAGTCGGCTGCCGAGCAGGGTCAAGTCATTGACGCTACTTTCCGTAATCAACTCGCCAACCTTGCTAACTATTCGCTTGGCGATCCTAAAAAACTTGCAGAGATGCAGAAGACCTTTCAGCAAATACAAAAAGACGGCAAGGTCACTGCTCAGACTTATGCCCAACTTCAGACATCGTCGCCTGCGTTGGCTAAGGCGTTTGATGAGATGGCTGGCGGAACAAAGAAGGGCGAGGCGGCAGCGAAGTCTGGCGCAGTCACCTACAAGAAGTTCTTTGACGCAGTTCAAGAAGGCAAACTGAAAGCACTTGAGCCTTTCCAGGGTGCGCTTGAGAACATCAACGACACCTTGATGGCTAGGTTCAAGGGTTCGGTAATGGGTGTCAAGGAGCAACTCACCAGGATGGGCGAACCGTTACTCCAAGGGTTCAAGAGACCACTCACGATCATTGAACGTGAGATCAGTCTGTTCATCCTAAAGATCAACGGCACTGTCGGCAAAGTGTTCCCAACATTGTTTGATGTAAAGGACAACAACAATAACTCGATTACGAGAATGTTTGACAAACTTGCCAGCTCCATCAACACAAACATGGGCAAGATTTCTGGATGGATTACATCATTCCAGAGTTGGGGACGTTCTGTGCGGAGTTGGTTTGGCGACACCGGGGACATGCTTGCAAAGTTCTCCAGAGGGTGGGACAAGCTTTACAACAAGATCCTCAAGCCGATCGGCGTTGAGGTAGTCAAGACGCTTGGTCACTTATTTGAGCAGTTCAATAAGACCATTGACTCGGCCCCGCTCAACTCATTTGAGACGGCGATCGGCAACATTGGAGAGATCATCCGAAACCTAATCACTGGTTTTGCCCAACTCAAAGTCGTCATGGCTCCCATAGTCACGTCGTTCCTAAGTATTGCGTCGGCAATCTCAAAGATCACCAGCATCCCCGGACTACAGACGATCCTCCCCTTGCTCCTCATGGGCAAGCTTATGGGCGGCAGGGGCAAAGTTCTAAACACGCAGACCGACGCCGCTGGCAATGTGATTGGGCGGACATTGAAGGGTGGCGGCGGCATGGGCGGCGTGGGAATGGGCGCTTCCATGTTCATGGCCGGCGGTATGGGTGGCGGTGGAATACTCGGCTCGTTGATGATGCCACTGATGATGGGCATGTCTGGCTTTGGCATGAATACCAGGGCCGGTGCGGCGAGTGCTGGCAACTATGCGTCAAACCGTGCCATCGGTGCGGGGAGGATACCATCGGCACTACTTTCTAGTGGTTTAGGTTTCGGCCTTGCTCAGAACTTGCGTGGCGGAATGGGTGTCAGGGACTCTATGCACTTGGCGGGTTCAGGTGCAAGAGGTGCAATGACTGATGGCTTCACCAACAGGAAGGGTGACATCATTCAGGGATCTGTCGCTACTACGCGGCAGGCAAGGATTGACGCTCTGATGGCAAATAGGCAAGCCATGCTGGCCAGGACTAAGGGCGCAATGGGTCAGGAGACCTTTTCTGACTATGTAAAACGCAGTGGTTTTACCAAGAAAGGCAAGTCCTACTTTAATCAGTATGGTGCCAAGTTTACGCAGAGCGAGATGGAATCACTGCACTCGAGGGAAAATGCCGTAGGTAGGAGGCAAGGCATCAAGTCCAATAGGGCGGGCAATGCTCAGCAGATTCGGGCCGAGAAACTTCAAGCAATAGCAACTGGCAAGGTACAGGGCAAGGAAGCGGGTAAGGCTTTCGTCAGGGATGCCGGGGCGAAGTTTGGCAAGGCGGCCGGTGCGATGGGCGCAACCATTGGCTTAACCATGATCGGTGGCATGATTCAGCAGAACGCCGGGACGAACAAGACGATGGCTGGTCTTGGTGGTGCTATGTCTGGCGCAGGGATGGGCATGTCAATGGGAGCCGCTTTTGGTCCCGCAGGGATGGTCGCAGGTGCGCTTATAGGTGGAGGACTCGGTTTTCTTAGCGGCAGGAGTAACGCTCAGAAGCAGAAAGAGGCAAACGAAGATCAGGCGCGCAACTACGTTCAGGAGAATGTCTTCGGCAATAAGACTTTCAATAGGTCAGAGGACTTTGCTGCGGCGCGAGCAAATGTCGCCAGGTTGCAGCTGAATCTTGCCAAAGTTGGCGAGGGGCCAAACAGCCTCACAGCACAGATTGCCGAGATTGGAGCTAGGGAAGCAGAGATCCCTCAATCAACTCGACTTGGTGTTGAGGCAAAGGCGCGGGCAAAGTTTGGGACAAGCGGCGACATCTATCAGAACTCCGCAGCAATGAAGTTCATGACCGAGGAAATCATGAAAATGGGCTCGTTCACCAACGACCAACTTGATGAGATGTTCGGTGATGACGGCGTAATCAGCAATCTTGAGGACATGGCTTACGCCACAGAGGGCGTGTATAAATACGGGATTGGTGAAGCTGAACAGAAACTCAAGGCAAGCCTAGAAGCAGAGAGAAAAGCACTCATTGACTCAATGGGTGACACTGACATCATGAGCGAAGAACTTGCAGCGTCACTGAGAGAAATCGCAGACCGAGAGAAGGTCTACGACGAGATGATCGGAAAGACGATGCACACCCTGGATGGAACGGGTGTCACCGCAAGTCAGGTTGCCTCTCTGTTTGACGAACTCGGTTACTCGATTGAGGAGACGAGTGTCGGCATACATGAGTTCAATACGTTGATTGGCATGACGGGCGATGTTGCTGCAGATATCGCCAACGGTGCCGGGAGACTTGGTAGAACATTGCTCACTCAGACACAGAAGGACATGGCGGTCGCCGAGTCCAGGAGCAGGTTGCAACAGCAACTTGAGACGATGTTTGCGGTCAAGGGCAGTGTTGGCGCATCCGAAGGAACGAGGGTAGCCGGCGAGACACTCAACGAAGTCGTCGGCAATGCTATGTCCGAACTTGCGGCAGGAAACTATACCTTTGAGCAGATGCTCGGCAAGACTGGCGAGTCGGGCCTACTTCAGAATCAGTTGTACACACTCGTCATGAACAGTTTTAAGGGCAATGTGTCGCAGGATGTCATTGACCAACTGGCCAGATCTATATTTGGCGATCCGAATAAGCCCGGTACTGGGATGTTGGCAGACCTAGAGAGGGCGAAGACCGACCCGTTTGCGAGGGCGCAGTACGACGCCGTGTTCAATCAGGGCTTTACCGGCAAGATTGACGAACTCACGAAGATCCTCGGTGGAAAGATCGCTGGTGGTGCTGACCCCGTCTCGGCACTCAACGAGGGCATGGTTGATCTTGAAAAGTATCTAACGGATCAAGGCATCAAACTCGACCCCGCTGCTGAGGAGAAACTCAAGAATATCCTCGGTAGTACATTGCTCAACACACCCACGGCGATGGCAGAGGCAATGCGGTCGGCGGGGGCAGACGTGGCCGCAATGATTAGGTCGGCAATGACCGGTGGACCAGATCCAGCTTTATTTGAGCTAGATCCGACGAAAGACGTTCCTGGTGCGAACCCATATGCGATTGGCGACACGACGAGCAGTAGGTTTGCTCGCACTATGTCATCGCACGCCAGCCTCAACTCCATGGTTCCTGGCAAACGCACCGTTACCTCTGGCGTCAGGAACACGATGCTCGGCTCGATGGGTTCTGACCATGCAACGGGCGCAGCTTACGATCTCGTCGGCGATAATCTTGTCTCCTACGCCAACAATGTCAAGACGGCCGGTGGCTTTGCCGAGTTCCATGGTGGCACGGCGGACAAGCATCTGCATGTCGTGCCACCCGTCGGTGACACAACCTCCTCCCGTTCAGTCGGCTACGCTTCGGGCGGTTCGGGTAGTTCAATCAACAACTACAACTTTGAGATAAACGGTGGCGACGGGGCCAACGCACAGGAGATCGCTGACGCAGTCATGGATAGGATCGCTAGGGCTGAGAGAAATAGGAGGGAGAGGTCATGAGTGCCGTACTACCCCCATTGTCTTACTTTCAGATCCGCAGACCTTCACTCGGGACTCAACCGCCTTTAGGCGTTAGGACTCAGGCGACGGCAAGAACCGTATCTAGTTCTGCGTCAATCGCCGAACTCCGAAGGCGTACTGCTCAGTCAAATCGAAGAACCACTATGCCCGTATTGTCTGGCTGGACCGCAAATGGCACGCGGAACATAGCCGCACAATCAGCACCTGCCATTACGGTACTACCTGATGCCAAGAAACTGAAGTTGACGTCCTTTGCCACGGTGTCCGCAACGAGCACCGAGAGGATTTCGTATTCTTTCGTCATCTCCCCAAATGAGGTATCAACCAACAGGGTTGGCCTCAACTACAGCGAAATCGCTCGCCCCGGCAGGAAATCCCTACTTAGGGTCTCGTCCATCAACCTTCAGCAACTGACGATCACGGTCATGGTGATCAACAACGACAGGACATATAAGTCATCTGCGCAGTCGCAGATCAACGCGCTTGAGGGTCTCGCCAACCTTGACTACGATGTTTCGATCTTCTATTCAGGAGTTGACCCCGCCAAAAGGTGGAGAATAACTGATGTTCGTTTCAAGGCCATGCGTAGGAACGCCGACAACGAAATAACCATTGCCGAGGCTGACATTACTTTTACGGAAGTTATGGCTACTCCAGCCGTCGTTCCTGGTATGCCAAAGATCAAAGATGTACCCTCGTCAAGAAACAGTCCAACGAATCCTGGCGCAACAGATTCAACACAACGTGGTGGCGACGAGGAACTCATCAACCAGATCCTGCTTGCTGGACCAACACCGAACAACCCTGGCACATCTGGCGGAGGAACGTAGTCGTGGCGATAACCGGAGTTCTCCTCGGAGACCTCGGCGAGCCAGGTGTCGTCGTCTCGAAGTCCAGGAAGGACGACATCGTCGTTCTAACCTCACAGGCATCACACAACCTCTCCATTGGTGACGGCATTGTCGTCTCGGGGCTTGGTGCGGGGTGGGATGGAACATTCGTCGTCGTTGCCGTGGCGTTCGGCGTCCTGTTCTCCTATAAGTCCGCAGGAGCAGATATTTCTCCAGTTGCGGCCACTGGGAAATATCAGAAGTCAGACGGCCCCACCGCCGATATATCCGAGATCATTACAAGTATGAGCGTGAGCCTCACGGCCGCAGAGATTAGTCAAGTGTCAATCACCATTGCCGATCCGGGTCTTGTCTACATGAACGCCGATTACTTTCAACTTAGGCAGAAGATCAAATGCCTCGGCGAAATCTTTGAGATATCCGTTATTGAGGTATCGCAGAGTTCAGCAGGCGAGTCGGTGACTCTTGATTGCAGACTAACTGGGATACAGCAGTTGAGGAGAGATAAGGGTTCTGCCGTTTTCACGGCTGGTTCGGCAACATCTTTCTGCTCCGAACGAGCAAGACTCGTTGGACTTGACTTCTTCGGCGAGAGCACGGCAGCCAAGTCGTCCATCTCCCGTATCAGGAACGACACGACCGACGAGTCAACATGGGACGTCATCAAGAGGCTCGCGGGGGACAACCAGTTCATGGCGTTCGAGACAGGCGGAAGGCTCTTCTTCACCTCGCAACAGTTCTTGCTTGGCAAGTACGCAATATCCGACGCATCGGCCACGCCGGGCTTCTTGACTACGGTCGTCAGGTGGACGCCTAGATACGGGACGCAAGTACTGAACGACGCCGCCTCAACATCGGTCGCCGCACTCACATCGCCAAAGATTGACAGCCCTCCGGGAAGGCCCGTCCTCAAGAAGTCGTCCAAGGATACGGCACATGTCAAGTATCTTCAGGAAGTTCTCAGGCAGAGGGCAGGAAACCCCACGCTCGTGGTGGACGGGATATTTGGTAATAAGACATACAACGCCGTCGTTGGGTTGCAACGTTTCTTCAAGATCAGTGTTGACGGTATTGTTGGCGCACAGACATGGCCAATCGTTGACTTCCTCGCCTCTGGCTACAAGGGTGCGGATTCAGGTAGGAACTATGTCATTGAGCCTCTTGAGTGCCCAACGGTTCGCAGGTCAGACGACACCTATGAAGAGATGACGGCTCAGTTCCGCGTAGAGAGGGAAGTCGGCAGACTACTCAGACCGGGGATGACCATCACGATGGAGGGGATACCAGGCTTTACCGCCAACCTGCTCGTGAGCGAAGTCTCATGGGAGGAGGGGACACCCGACCCCGTGTCCGTCTCCGCCATAACACCGAGCCTGCCCAACGAATACAAGAAGAGGCAGGAACTACTCGCCAAGATTGACCTTACTGGTGGCGGTTTCGTAAGTAGTACGGCAGGGAGTTTTGAGTGAACCGTTATACGACCCCACTTAAGAACGCGTCCGTAGCCTTTAATGCCATGGGCGTCTGGAACGCAGTCGTCACCGGCGTACCCGACCACAGGCTCATGGTCAGAGTGCCAAGGCTTTCTGGCGACATGGAATACGGCCCGCTGTATGTCGTTGGCGAAAGTACCGACACATACTCTATTGGCGATCCTGTGATCGTCTCTTTCCTCGAAGGGAAACAAGACGAACTCATCGTCATTGGAAGGGCAAAACAGACCAACGAACTCCCTGCTGTTATAGAGGGGCCACAAGGGGCGACTGGACCACAAGGTCCACAGGGAGCAACTGGTCCAGTTGCTGGATCAGCAAATCAGGTCGTCTACAAGGACGGCTCCAATGTGGCGTCTGGTAGTGCAAACCTCACATTTAACGGCACCGACCTTAGCCTCGGTGGGAGGCTCAATGTCAATGGCTCGTCAGGTGACGAGGGTGGGGAGATAATACTAAGCAAGGCACAGACCAACACCACGCTTGTAGGTGCAGTGGCTGTTGATGTATTCCGGGACAAACTCAGGTTTTATGAGACAGGCGGAACCAACCGTGGCTTCTATTTGGACGTATCTTCTGCTGGGGCCACCGCCTCAACGCAACTCGGTACGACATTCACCTACAAGGTCGGCGATACTGGCCCAGGTGGGGGGATAATCTTCTTCGTTGATAGGTATGACGAGCACACAGGGTTTACCTACCTTGAGGTAGCTCCAGTCACTACTGAAGTACTAAGAACTTGGGCACCATCGTCTCCGGTGAACTATCAAAGTACTCTCGTTACGGGTGCGGACTCAATGGCTTTAGGCGCTGGCTATCAAAATACAATAGACATTGTTGCTCAAGGGCATACAAATACCGCAACTTCTGCCGCATATTATTGCGATCAGTTAACTTTTGGTGGTCAATCGGACTGGTATCTCGGAAGCGTTGCAGAGATGAAAATGGTTTATGACGTCGTTCATTTACGGTTGGGCGTTGGTGGTTTTTCGGCTGTCTCTTATTGGAGTTCTTCTGAGAGTGTCGCCACCTCTGCATGGACTCAGACTTTCTTCTCTGGCTCTCAGTCCGCAGCCGCTAAGACCAACTCCTACTCTGTCCGTCCAGTGCGGAGATTCTCGTGAGATCCGCCGACCTACGCCCCTTGTGGCAGAATGGCAAGTGATGGAACTACTCTCAATACCGTTCAGGATTGGCGACGACGGCCGGCCAGAGAGGATCTGGCAGGGCTCGGAGGCGCACGCCCATCAACAGGCATTGCAGTTCGTGTCCACCAAGCCAGGCGAACTACCCATGTCCCCCCTCTACGGCATTGACGACCCTTCCTTCAGGAGTATTGACGCAGCGGAAGTTGTAGTCGGCATGGCCACCTACCACCCTGAGGTGACCGTGCAGTCGGTATTCGTGTACGGCGATCCGTCTGGCAAGTCAGAGGTCGTAGTAGAAGTCATCCCCGCTACCGCAACAGTGGCAGTAAACACAGAACGGAGCGTTGTCCTAAATGCCTAGTCCCGACATTAGACAGTTCGTCGACCTAACCCTCTACGACCTCGAAAGTCAGTCAATCTACCTCAGGGCTCTTGACTACATGAAGGTCGTGTTCCCAGAGTTTCAGCCGACCGAGGGTTCTCTTGAGTCCGTCATCCTTCAGTCCATGGCACTCGAAGTGGCGAACCTCGTCACATCCATCAACAGGCTGCCCGGTGGCGTCGTACAAGTTCTCCTAAGGCTCTTTGACGTACAGAGAAGCGAAGGTGTCCCCCCGACGGCGGTTATTGAACTCAGAGGGTCAACGAGTTCTTCCTACACAATCCCAGCAGGAACAAGACTCTTCTATCAGTCAACATTGAACTCCACACCATTGGTGCTCGTCACCGACTCGATTGTCCAACTGACGCACGCCAAGTCCGTCAGTAGCATTGCCGTCGTCACCAATGTCGCTACGGTAACAACATCCGACTACCACGGTTTTTCCATCGGCGAGACAGTGACATTGGCCGGTTTTACCGATACTGACTTCAATGATCCGTTTGAGATCATTTCCGTGGGCGATAAGACATTCACTTTCGCCATCGTCAAAACCGACACTACGGAGACACCAACGGCCGCAACGGCCACACCGCCAACGACCCACCCAGCAACGGGTTATGTCATCGCTACCGGCACGTTCATTACGGATGGTTTCAACGGGCTACCTACCGGTACGAGGCTTGACCTCCTGTCTGTAGTCCCGCAAGTTGCTTCCGCTTATTTGGCTACGGCAGTTACCGGCGGGTCAAATGCCGAGGATGACCTCACTTATTTTGAGAGGGCATCGGCAAACTTGGCAAGAGTCAACGACTCGCTAGTTACTGCCGACAACTACACGCAGTGGGTTACCAACTCCAATACCTTCACTGAGGTCTACAGGGCAACAACTCTTGACGGTGTCAGTTTTGCCAGGCAGTCGTCAGTCGGTTGTGTGACATTGGTTGTTGCTCCGATTGACGTCAACTCAACCAACTTATTCTCAGGAGTTGGCAATGGCTCTACCTTGCAGAGTTCCGTCGACTGGGGAACAAAGGACGAAATACAACTTGCTGCGGAGTCAATCTCACATCCGTTATCAACAGTTGCGGTCGTAGACCCGTTCCTTATCACCGTCTCCTGCGCCGTATCTGCGTCGCCGTATGGCACGACGAACGGTACAGAGATGTCGGCAGCGATTACCTCGGCGTTGCAGTCGCTCATCAACCCAAATACTTGGCCATGGGACGTGACATTGAGGAAGAATGATGTCATTTCGGCATCTTCAACCGCAGTAAATACGGACGGCGAGAGGGCAGTTACATATGTCTCGGCAGTCACCCTCTCCATAACTGACGCCAAGATTCCTTCTTCCGGGGCCAAAACGACGCCACCCTTCACGACAACGTACAGTTCGCCGAACCGCACATTGACTACCACCCCCGCCCACGGAATGAGTTCCGCAAACACCAACTATGTTTCAATCTATGATGGAACAACATGGTGGCTGACGACGGTCACTGTCGGATCAACGACTCAGTTCACATTCAACACCACCGGCAATATTGGGGCAGCCGTCCCAACCGATTGGGCGTTCGTTGGCTACATTGACGGCACTACGGGCGATCTTGTTTTCGCCGATCAGGCACCACTTGTCATATCCGGCGATCACACCATTACGGTGGTCTAGTCATGTCGCACAAGAACCTGCTAACAAAAGATGAGCAGGAAATCAACATTATTGCCGAACTCTGGGAGGCAGATGGCAATAACTCCATCTCTCGTTCAATCACGAGATACAAGCAACCTCCCGCATCTCTCTATTTGAGCAACTCAGCCAGTACGTCGTCTGAGTGCTTCCTTATTCGTCAGATCAACCTTGCGGCAGATACCGAGTACAGGGCGTTCGTGTTTGGCTACTCCGATACAGATCAGACGGAGTTTGGACTCAGGGTGACGACTCGTGATGTTGCTGGAGAAGTTGAGACAATACATACCTCCACTTCAGTAACCGCCTACTCAAAGTGGGTGCTCTCGTCGGTTGTTTTTACAACGGGGCATGACACTAGGTCAATGTTGCTTGAGCTATACGCCAACGGTGCTCCCGTGTGGTTTGATCAAGTCGTCGTTATTCCCAACTACATAAAGCCATACCATCGTTTCACCAATCTTGTCATGAGACACTTTCCCGACTACATGAACGATGTAGACGAGCAGGAGTCATATCACCTCGCACGGTTCGTTGACGCTGCCGGGGAACTTGGCGACGATATCCTCTCGGCAGTACTTGGGTTTGACTACATCCCAGCAGTTGACGGCATCCCTGGATATGACAGATGCACGCTCGTTGATCCTGCGTACTATCCAGACGACACCGTGGCAAAAGCTGAGTGGTTGCCGTGGTTGGCACAACTCGTTGGCGTTAGACCGATTACGAGTGGTAGTGGTGGTCGTACGCCGTGGTTTTGGTTGGAGAATGAATATGGAACTTGGTCAAGCCTAGAGACTGCGATTGACCCGACCGGCAACTCCGTATGGCCGTCGTCGTCATTTGTCCGCACAGGTGGAGTCGTCACCGCAACCCTCGGAATACAGACTTCTGGCCCTGCGTACTTCCCGGCAGTCGGCGATGTTGTTGAAGTTACAAATAGTGGAGGCTTCTCAGGTTCGTACTCAATCCTCACTTCCAATAGTGGCACCAAGGTACTTACTTGGTCACAGCCAGGGACTAACGGAACTTCAACAGCATTGAGTTCAATCCGAGTTTCCGATACCTCGTGGGCCGAACTTGAGTCAGATAATCCGTTGGCTTTTGATACCGTTCGTACGCTTGCCCACCTGGTCAGGACGAGGGCAACCGGCCTCAGGGCCGGAACGAATAGGGCTATATCCGCCGCCGTTATGGCAGTTCTTGACGGTTTTGACAGCAAAGCAACAGCCACTGTCACTGATGACGGAGTGCTAGTAACCACAGTTCTCGCACACCCCTTTATTGCTGGCGACTTCGTTGCCCTTTATGACTCGAAAAACACCGTATTTGAAACGTCCTCAACGGTTGACTCGGTAGTCAGCCCAACCTCATTTATTATGACTTCCAGCCTCGTTGACAGGGGATACGGGACGGTTGACTGCTGGGCGACGAATAAGAGGGTTGTCTTGGAATACGGCGCACTAAGTTCTTCATGGAATCTAACCGTGAAAACAAACGAATCTCAGACACTCGGCGTGGATCTCGTGGTCAAGGCGGCGAACCTTGCCAAGCCAGCTGGGGTAGTCGTCTATCACGGCTACAATACATAACGGACCGGAGGAAAGCAAATGGCTACAGGAACAACAACGAGGATCGGGCTGACTACATGGTCCTCAGGCGACGATCCTTTCGGCAGGGCGCAGTTTCAGCAAGACAACTTGTCAATGGACAACCTTGTAGCCATATTTAGAACCGGGGCAACGGGGGTAAAGCCCGTCGCCTCCGAGGCCGCTCATTCCAAAACATTCTTCTATGACACCACAACGGGTGTCCTTTCGTACAATAATGGCACAGCGTGGAATACGCTTGACGACAAGGCAGAGTCAGCCGATGCCTATACGGTCATTGCTGGGTCGATTGAGATACCGCAGGGTGCCTCTACTAGGATTTCTCGTGCCGATCACAAACACGCCATCAGTACGGCAACCGGCGTATCTATTACTGGCACGAGTGCCGAAGGGACGTCGACGTCTCTTGCGAGGGCAGATCATAACCACGCCCTTAGTAATGGGGTAATCGGGGCTGCTCAGATTGCCGCGGCGGTAGTTGGTAAGGCAAAACTTGCCACCGATATTGTTCATGCAACTGGAGGACTCACATTCACCAATGTGGATGGTCTGTCAGTAAACCTTGGTGCGACTATTGAGTTGTCGTCAAATGCCTTGATCGTCAAGACCAACACGATTGGCCCGACCCACCTGACTACCGGCGTGGCAGGTAACGGGCTTGCTGGGGGTGGCGGCACCGCCTTGTCCGTCAATGTTGACGACTCCACACTTGAGATCAACACGGACAGTCTTAGGGTCAAGGACGCGGGCGTCGGTAGGGCGAAGTTCAACGCAGACGTTGTCAAAACCAACGGCGGACTTAGTTTTGCAACTACGGCGGGTGCGACCGGTGGGCTCTCCGTCAATACCGATGGTACGACCATTGAGCTCTCTGTCACCGGTGGACTTAGAGTCAAAGACACAGGAGTGGGCAAGGCGAAACTCAACTCTGATGTAGTCAAGTCTCTTGGCGGGTTGACATTCTCCAATGTTGACGGACTCTCCGTCAATACAGACGGAACCACGACCGAGCTCTCTTCTGGCAACATCATCGTCAAGGATGCCGGTATTGGCAGAGCAAAGTTCAATGCGGATGTCGTCAAGACAAGTGGCGGACTTAGTTTTGCGACTACGGCTGGCGCAACCGGCGGACTTTCCGTCAATACCGATGGGTCAACGACGGAACTCTCGTCTGGCAACATCATCGTCAAGGACGGTGGCATCACCAAGGCTAAGTTCAACTCGAATGTAGTGAAGACTAATGGTGGTCTTGTGTTCGTTGCGCTCGACGGACTCTCGGTCAATACCGACGCAAGCACCATTGAACTATCTGTCGGTGGTGCGCTCAGGGTCAAAGACACGGGCATTGGCAAGGCAAAACTCAACTCTGATGTAGTCAAGTCTCTTGGCGGATTGACATTCTCCAATGTTGACGGACTCTCGGTCAATACTTCAACGACCATCGGCTTATCGTCGGGCAACCTGATCGTGAATACGAATACGATCGGCCCAACACACCTCACAACTTCCGTGGCCGGCAACGGCATCACGGGCGGAAACGGTACGGCACTCGCCGCACTGGCTGATCCGAACGGTGTTACCACCGGGCTTGCGAGTATTTCGGTTGGAGCGGGCGGAATCAAGGTAAACGGAGGCATCGTCCTTACTTCTGCGGGAGCACCATCAACGACACCGCCCAACGGGAACATGAACGTTGACACGACGAACCACGTCCTGTACTACAGGTCGGGTTCTGCATGGAAGAACGCCCTCTGGGCTGCAGGAACGGTCAATAGTGCTCCATCGGCAAAGGGTGTATGGATCTCTGCGGGGACGACTCCGACTACTCAGGGTGCTGTTGGCGACATCTGGATTACCTACTAGGTCGCCATGGCAATCCATGTAAAGACCGGTGCCTCCACATGGACAGAGGTGACCAACACAGCCCCAAACATAAGGGTCAAGACGGGTGCGTCAACGTGGACGGAGGCCTCCTTGGTCTATGTCAAAACTGGCTCAGGTTGGCAACTTGTCTGGGACAACGCAGCGGTTCCGCCCGTTTACTCGTCACACTCGTCATCTGCCTCGGGAACGGGGTCACCCGACAAGTCAAGTTTCACCATTGTGTGGACGCAACCGACTATCTATAGTTTCTCCAAGTATCAGTTCACATCTGATGGCGGCGCAACCTGGGGTGGAGACGTTACTAACGCCGGTCTGAGGACATACACCTGGACGAACCTGAACTCGTCTACCTCATATACATTCGGTGTCCGTACGGTGACGGTTAGTGGTCGAACGGGCGAGATGCTCTATACCGCCACGACCGCCAACGGCAACCCGCAACCCGTCACTTCGGGGTCGTCCGCATCGCTGACTTCCTCCGGGGGAACGATCTCGTGGACGGCGTCAACATCCACCGACCTCGCCTCAACCAATAGGTACGAAATATGGGCGGACGGGGCAACATCGGCAACCTTCTCTCAGAACGGTGTCTCCAAGGCGATTACCGGCCTTTCGCAAAATACGTCCTACACATATACCGTCTACGCCGTTGACTCTGGCGGTCTGAAGTCTTCGGGCTTGGCAATCTCGTTCACGACGACCAATGCCAACCCGCCCGCACCGACATTGACGGGGAACTACGCCAAAGCGCACGACACTACGAGCAGGACAACCACGGGGGCCGTCAGGAAGGGCCTCACATGGAGGGTTCAGTACTCCGGCGAAGCGGTCTCAATGACATACAACGTGTATACCTGGAACGGAACAAGTTATGTGGACTATACGTCCGGAATACTCTACGCCACTAACAACAGACAGACATCCGTAGATACGACATTGGCCTTCACTGGTCTTCTGGCAAGCACCGACTACTACCTTCGTGTGACGGCTACAGATGCCAACTCTGGGTCTACCGACTCAACTATTGTCGGCGGAACGACATATGCCGCCTACGAGTACGAGAGGACGGCCACAAGCAACTGGTTCTCAACATGGGTTGATGTGAATCAGGCTTACGCCTCCGCCAACCTCAGACGTTCAAGCATTGCCCCCAACTTTGATCAGAACAATGTCGGCACGGGTAACGTAAACGGCTGGATATCTGGTCCTAATGCACAACCCTCAAACGCTGACAGTTACGAGTGGATCGCCTGGCCGTTTGACTGGGCGACATGGGCACCGAGTATCCCGAGGTATGTCACCTACAACACTCGCCCCGCTGGAGGAAACCTAGTAGAAAGTACTGATCAGTCTAGGTGGATTGTGGGTTTCAGATACGGTCTGAACACCAATGCGTTCAATAAAGACGTGATTATGTATGTCTCGCTTGGCAACAACTACGACTCAACGAAGCCGGTGGTCGGTGGGACTAGCACTACTACCTGGAACGCAGGTGCCATCGGCACGATCCCGTACGTTGGCGCGAATGCTCAAAACACCTACTATACGTACACCACGCAGAACGCCACAGGTACCCACTCATTTGAGTACGTTCCAGTAGCGAACTTTTTCTGGACGCAGATCGCCGAGTGGGAGGGCAGTGGGCTGATCGTCAGATACACGAGCACGAGGCTTAGTACATACAGTGGGTACGGGTTGACTAACTGGAGGGCGTCGGCCGTATCGTTTGGACTGAGAGTCCTCTACAGAACGATCACCGAGACCGCCTACTACCGTTGACATCTAGGGGTTGCTGTCACGACTGTCGTGTATCGTTTGTCGGATGTCCCCCGAAGTCGCCTCAGGAGCAACGGCCGCCGTGGTCGCCATGATCTCTGGTTTCTTCCTCTGGCACACGCAGAAGGACGGCAACAAGGTGTCAAAGATAAACACCGTCCTGGACGCTTATGACGGCATCGTCAAGAACCTGCAGGCTGAGATTGACAGAATGAAGCACGACCTTGAGGACATGAGATCCGCAATGGAAGAGTGCGAGAAGCGCAATACCGACCTTGCTACCGAGGTTGCGTTGCTTAGGGAGCAGGTTGAAGGACTCGGCGAAAGTCCCATAAAGAACGATGAGCAGGCCCTAAAGAAGAAGGCCACTCCAAGGATGCAAGCCGCGAGGAAGCCCAAGGGAGGCTGACGTGGCAAAGGACGGCGACGATGAGGCCGTCATCCGCGAGGCACTTTCGGCCCTTTCCCCAGAGGGCGGAGTCATTACCCATTGGGTGATGGTTATGGAGGTCTTCGTTGACGGCGACAGAGACCTGCATGTATCAAGCTCAGAGGGTGTCACCCCGTGGATGGCTCTTGGGATGCTCGAAGCGGCCAAAATGATAGCCGCCGAAGAGGACGACGACTAACCTGCTACCATCCTTGAGGCGGTCAACGCCTATGATTGTGGTGACAATCGGGAGGTAAGACTGTGATCGCCGGCATCTACAACATCACCTGCGACCAGGGAAGCACGTTTGAGAGGGTATTTAGGGTCACCTATCAGGACGAGGTAGACCCGGATCTCTACCATCCGTATGACTTTTCTGGCTATACCGCCCGTATGCAGATCCGTAGGGATGTTTCTGCCACCACCACACTTGCCGTCCTCACCACCCAGAACGGGAGTATTACCATTGGGGAAGAAGAGGGAACAGTCACCATTTCGCTGACTGCGACTCAGACTGCCGCCATTGAACGCTCTGGTGTGTACGACATTGAGATCATCGCCCCTGATCAGAGCGTACAGAAGATCGTGAGGGGCAACTTCGAGCTCAACCTTGAGGTCACTAGGTGAGCGAAACAAGGATTGTCGTTGGCCAAGAGGTCAGTAACGTCTATGTCTCAGGCGACCCGCCGAACCTCGTTGAGGTGACGGAGGCGACGAAGAACCTCGTCGTTGTCTCACAGGAACTGCAGAACGTCATTGACGTTGTCACCAAGGGGACGCAGGGTCCAGCAGGTACGCAGATCATTGACGGAGAAGGCGCACCCTCCAACTCCATTGGAAGAATCGGCGATTACTTCTTTGACAGGCCAAACGGCAAGCTCTATGGACCAAAGACGGCACTTGGCTGGGGCAACACCTATGTTCAGCTCCTGGCGTTTCTTGCCCTTGACGACATCACCGATGTGAACTCCACGAGTGCGGCAGATCAGGAAGTTCTCATGTACGAGGACTCAACCAATACATGGAAGAACCAAAGAATCAGGTACAAGCACGATCAGGCACTGCCCGCCGATGTGTGGACGATCAACCACGGCCTCAAGACAAAGCCTGCGGCCATCGCCATATTCGACACATCCGACACCATGGTCTTCGGCGATGTAGATCATGTGAGCGAAAATCAAGTCGTGCTTAGTTTTAGTTCGGCCTTTGCCGGGGTGGCGTACCTGACATGACCACGAAACATCTCAGTGGCATAACCGTTCCCTCTATATCCGTTGACGGAATAGAACTTGACCCCACGGGTGCTGTGACCGGGCAAGTTCTGCGTTATGACGGTACAAAGTTCGTCCCTGCCGCCGCCGTTGATGGTGTCGTCATCACATCTGCCCACGACGGACAAGTACTGATCTATAACGGCACGAACTGGGTCAACGGGTCGTACCCGACGCACGAACCAACCGGCCACGAGGACGCATCGCAGAGCGAACTTGACTTCGACACAGGGACAAGGATCTTCACGATCTCCCCCGTTACAACATCTCATGCGGTATGGGTGAACGGAAAAAGGTATGTCAAGACGACTTCCGAGAGCGTCACGTTCCCGAATACCTCTGCTCTCTACTTCGTCTACTACAACTCGTCCGCCACGCTCTCGTACTCAACCTCGTTCTTTGATCTCAAGACACAAGCACCGGTTGCCTATGTCTACTGGAACTCAACCGATGCCACCGACCACTTCTTTGCGGACGAGCGCCACGGCATCGTCATGGACTGGGCAACGCACGAGTATCTTCATAGAACCAGGGGCGCGGCGATCGCCAGTGGTTTCGGGGCGAACGTTTACAGCACTACTGGCGACGGCTCACTTGACGCTCACGCTCAGATTGACATCTCCAACGGCGTGTTCTTTGACGAAGACAAGAAGATTGAGATCACGCACTCGGCCTCGCCGGCGTATCACTCATTCCAACAAGTACTTCAGGGCGGTGCGGAGATCCCGATCTTCTACCGCACGAACTCCCATTACAGGAGGGATTCCGCAACCAAGTTCCCTATGAAGCAGGGGACGGCGAGAGTCGCCTACAACCGTTACAACGCCGGGGTATGGTCAACGCCCGACATTGACAACAACAAGTTTGGTGTCACCTTCATTGTGGCGACAAACGACCTTCATGCCCCCGTCATCGGTATGCTCGGTCAGGCGCAGTACACCGATCAGGGTTCAGCCGAGGCGGCGAAGTGGGAGGACATGAACCTCTCTGACTTCCCGGTCTACGAGTTCCGCCCCCTGTACAAAATCGTCTATCAGACCGCCAACGCCTACGACAACACCCCAAATGCAAGGATCACCGCAGTCATTGACATGCGCGTGGCAACGACGACGGGTGGCTCCGTCCCGACAACCCCTGTTACCGATCACGGCTCAATGACCGGCCTCTCGGACGACGACCACACGCAGTACCTGACCGACGTAAGACACGACGCGCTTGACCACAGCACGGCTCTTGGTTCAACGGCACTTGACGACATCGGCAATGTAGTCATCACCGATCCCGACGGACTAGATGTTTTGCAGTGGAACGGCTCAAACTGGGTTAACTCACAGGTCATTGGGCCACAAGGTGCGCAAGGCGCACAAGGCGCACAAGGAGCGCAGGGAGCACAAGGCACTCAGGGTGTTGACGGCTCACAAGGTCCACAAGGTACTCAGGGAGTTGAAGGACCACAGGGTTCAACCGGCGCACAAGGCGATGTTGGCCCACAGGGAGCAGAAGGTTCGCAGGGCGCAGAAGGGCCACAAGGGACACAAGGTGTGCAGGGTGCCGATGGTGCGCAGGGTTTAACTGGCGCACAAGGGGCGCAGGGTGCTGATGGTTCACAGGGTCCGCAGGGATACACGGGTCCTCAGGGCGATGCTGGACCACAAGGCCCGCAGGGAGACCAAGGGGCGCAGGGATCACAAGGTGCTCAAGGGGCGGTTGGTTCACAAGGACCACAGGGCGACAGTGGACCTCAAGGTTCGCAAGGTCCTCAAGGCGATGTCGGCGCACAAGGTGCTACTGGACCTCAGGGTGCCAATGGCGCACAAGGCTCGCAGGGTCCGCAAGGGTCTCAAGGCGATGTTGGTTCACAGGGTGCGACTGGCCCACAAGGTGCTACCGGGAGTCAGGGTGAAACAGGGTCACAGGGTTCAACTGGCCCACAGGGTGCAACCGGCCCACAAGGTTCAACAGGTTCGCAAGGAGCGACCGGAGCACAGGGCGAACCAGGACCCGAAGGAACTCAGGGTCCGCAGGGTTCTATTGGTTCAACAGGCCCGCAGGGTCCGCAGGGGGAAACAGGAACACAAGGACCGCAAGGGCCTCAAGGAGAAGCGGGTTCACAGGGAACAACGGGGTCACAAGGACCTCAAGGGGCTGACGGACCACAAGGACCTCAAGGGGACAATGGACCGCAAGGCTCACAGGGAGACAATGGCTCACAAGGGCCACAGGGTGCCGACGGTCCTCAAGGTTCGCAAGGGGCCGACGGTCCTCAAGGTTCGCAAGGCGTCAACGGTCCGCAAGGAACTCAAGGACCACAAGGTGCCGAGGGCGCACAAGGCGCACAAGGTTCACAGGGCTCAACTGGCCCACAGGGTGCGACCGGTGGTAGTGGATCGCAGGGTGCAACGGGTCCGCAGGGTGCCACCGGGCAATCCTCGAGCTTCTATAAGTACAAGATCAGCACCGGCTCTACGAGTGGCAATCCTGGCACTTCGTATGTCACATATAACAACTCTGCACAACTTTCTGCTACGCAGCTTCAGATCAACCATGTTGACCTTGATGGCTATGACATTGACCTTTTCCTTGGTGTCATATCAACTGGTGATGTTATTTACATTCAGGACTCGAGCAACTCGGCAAACTTTCAGAAGTGGATTGCTAACGGAACTATCACCGACCACGTCAACTCGTGGGTTGATGTGCCAGTCTCATACGACTCGTCTGGTGGCACGGGCGCGACGGGGTTCTCTAACGACACCAACATTCTTCTAGTTATTGCCAACATTGGACCCCAAGGTCCGCAGGGTGCGACTGGTTCTCAGGGTGCGCAAGGTGCAACAGGTGCTCAAGGCCCGCAGGGTGATGTGGGAGCGCAAGGTGCCGTTGGTGCTCAAGGTGCTAATGGTTCGCAGGGTGCAACCGGAAGTCAGGGTGCAACCGGCCCGCAGGGTCCCGCTGGGACAAACGGAACAAATGGTGCTCAGGGAGCAACTGGCTCGCAAGGTCCACAGGGTGCAACCGGCCCGCAGGGTGCAACCGGCCCGCAGGGTGCTGCCGGGACTAACGGGACCAATGGTGCTCAAGGAGCGACAGGTTCTCAAGGCCCACAGGGTGCCGCTGGGACTAACGGAACTAACGGGACCAATGGCGCACAAGGTGCGACAGGAGCAACTGGCAGTCAGGGTCCTCAAGGTGCCACCGGGTCAACTGGGTCGACGGGGTCACAGGGTGCGACTGGCCCACAGGGTCCCGCCGGAACCAACGGAAATAATGGGGCACAAGGTGCGCAAGGTCCGCAGGGTTCCGCCGGAACCAATGGCAACAATGGGGCACAGGGCGCACAAGGCGCACAAGGTCCGCAAGGTCCAGCTGGAACCAATGGAAACAATGGCGCACAAGGCGCACAAGGTCCGCAAGGTCCAGCTGGAACGAACGGAACCAACGGAGCACAAGGAGCGCAGGGTCCACAGGGAGCAACTGGTCCAGTTGCTGGATCAGCAAATCAGGTCGTCTACAAGGACGGCTCAAACGCCGCTGCAGGTAGTGCAAACCTCACATTTAACGGCACCGACCTTAGCCTTGGTGGAAGACTTAATGTCAATGGCTCGTCAGGTGACGAGGGTGGCGAGATAGTCCTGATCAAAGCACAGACCAACACCACGCTCATAGGTGGGGTAGTTGTTGATGTGTATCGAGACAAACTCAGGCTCTATGAGCAAGGTGGAACTAATCGTGGCTTCTCTATGGATATGTCTTCCGCTGGAGCCTCTGTCTCAAGCATTGTCGCAACAACAACAGATGTGAGAGACGAACGCATTAGGTTCCTAATGGAAGTTATCTAACCACGACGCTCGTAGTATGCGGTCATGATCTCCATATGTACGCCTATCCATAACACTCCGCCCGACATGCTTGCAAGGACATGGGCAAGTCTCAAGGCTCAGACATTCACCGATTGGGAATGGGTCATCTGGGACGACGGAACGAACGACGAGGCATGGCGACAGGTCTATGGCTTTGCTTCTGACGAGAGGTTCAAGATCGTGGCACACCGTTCGCACGTTCACTCTGGCTCGATTGGCACAGTCAAACGCAGGGCGTTTATGGTTGCTGAGGGGGACATCCTTGTGGAACTTGACCACGATGATGAACTCACGCCCGACTGCCTTGGCGAGATTGCCACCGCCTTCTCTGACCCCACGGTCGGATTCGTGTACTCAGATTGGTGCGAGATCCTGCCGGATGGGCAGTCAGGGAAGTATCCCCCGGGCTGGGCGTTCGGATACGGATCGGAGTATTGGTCAGAACAACACAATGTCTGGGTCATGTCCGCACCGCCGATCAACCCCGAGACCATCAGGCACATTGTGTCTGCGCCAAATCACGTCAGGGCGTGGAGGTCGTCTGTCTATAGGGCTCTCGGCGGACACGACACATCCTTGCCAGTTGCCGATGACTACGACCTGGTCGTGAGGACATTCATCGCAACGAGGTTCGCCCACATCCCAAAGATGCTCTACAAGCAACACATTGGGCCGTCTACGGCGCAACGGGTCAGGAACGGCCAGATACAGCAACTCGTCGCCGAAATATCTGCCAAGTACGACCCATTTATCAGCGAAAGATTTGTACAGCTTGGCCCGATTGACGGCGTTATTGTCAATAATACATAACCAAGAAACTGATCTAGCCTAGTCGTCTGAAGACCGTCCGCGTTGGGCGACGACCACGGAGAAGCGAAAAATGGCAAAGTTCCTGACGAGCATTGACCTTCAGAAGAATCAACTGATCAAGGCGAGGATCGAGAACCTTGCGGACGACCCGGGTACGCCGGTCGCTGGTCAGATCTATTTCAATACCGGCTCAAGCCGTTTGCGTTACTACACCGGTTCGGCTTGGATTGAACTTGACTCGGCTGTTGAGTCAATCACGGCAGATGCACCCCTGAGCGTTGAAGTTGAAGGCACTACCGTCACCATCTCTATCTCTGAGGCAAACTCAAGTACTGACGGCTTCATGACCATGGAATACGCCGCCATGCTCACCGACGCCACCGACGCAAATACCGCCAGCAAGCTCGTCAAGAGGGACTCCAACGGTGACTTTGCGGCCAATATGATCACCGCAGATCTTACGGGTGATGTCACCGGTGAAGTATCGTCACTCGCCAACCACGACACCGACGATCTTGCAGAGGGTACAACCAATCTCTACTACCTTGATACGAGAGTACAGGCCAACAGGCTTGATCAGATGGCGGCCCCAACGAGTAGCGTCTCGTTCAATAGTCAGAAGATCACCAGCCTCGCCGATCCGACCAACCCTCAGGATGCCGCCACTAAGGCATATGTTGATGCCGCTCGGCAAGGGCTTGATGTCAAGAGGTCAGTCCGCGCTGCCACAACTGGGCCCGTCACATTGGCTACGGCTCTTGAAGCTGGCGACACAATCGACACGAACGTCACTCTTGCCATCGGTGATCGCGTCCTTGTCAAGGATCAGGCAACCGCATCGCAGAACGGTATCTATGTCGTCAAAGCCTCCGGTGCTCCCGATAGGGCTACGGATGCCAATGGCACCGCCGACACAGGTACGGTCTCTGGTGGCACATTCACCTTCGTAGAAGAAGGTCTCGTCAACGCCGATAGTGGCTGGGTTGTTTCAAGTGACGGCCCGATCACCGTTGGCACCAACCCTATGAACTGGGTGCAGTTTTCTGGAGCCGGGCAGATTATTGCTGGTGATGGTCTCACCAAGGATGGCAATACACTCAATGTTGGTGGAACGACCGACCGTATTACTGTCGGTGCAAACGCCGTGGACATTGCCGGTACGTATGCTGGTCAAAACACAATCAGCACCCTCGGCACGATCGTTAATGGTGTTTGGAACGGCACGGCTGTGGCGGTTGCCTACGGTGGAACTGGAGCGTCCACTGCGGCCGACGCTAGGGCAAACCTTTCGGCTACCACCAAGTACGCCACCAATATCACGGGAACCGGAGCGGCGACAAGCTTCACCATCACTCACTCGCTCAATACGACCGATGTCGTCGTCATGATCTACGACACCCTCTCGGGTAACAACGATGTCGTCTATGCCGAAGTCAGGATTGCGTCGGTCAACACGATTACCGTCCTGTTCGATCAGGCTCCAGTTGGCGGCGGAACTCCGCAGACATACAGGGTCGTTGTCGTCGGCTGATAGTGCCGGTTAGGCCGTTCCCACTATGAAGTTGCGGTAGTGATCGGCATGTCGATCGTCCCACGGGCTGTAACAGAACGAACTGACGATGTGCTTGTCGCCCGATAAGGGGATTCGCCCGCCGTGAGGATAGTTGAACCCGGTTGGGAATATGGCGACTCTTCCAGCCCTTGGTCGTACTGCGTATTCGTGTAGGTCAAACCATGTCTCGCCGCCACGTTCAACATCGTTGAGGTACAGAATGACTGCGACGACACGTTCGTTCAATGGCGGCATGTCAAATGGGGCCCCGTCAATGTGGCTCAAATAACGCCCTGATCCCTTTTCGTACTTTTGATATTGGTAGCCAGTGTCGTAACGGTTGATCCAGTTTTGTAGATGGAAAAAACGAGAGCAGTACTCAGTAAGGAGTGGAGAGAGGTGTGAGAACAGAACATCGTTATATGTCCCAAGTTGGGCTTTCTGATCTCCCTCTGCCCTATTGTTGTAGGCCGAAAGCCATGTGTCTGTTGATCGTTTTACATTCCTGTCGATGCCACCTACCGTCAGCCCGTCGTACGTCAGGTGCTGATTGGCCTCAATATAGGCAACAATCTCCGCACAGATATCTCGGTCAATCACATTGTCCGCGACGCCGATTGCCGAGGCTATTCCCAATGGAAACTCAATCACGGCCGCCTTCTTTCTCGGCAATCTCCGCGTCCACTTTGACTTTGTGCATACGATATGGACGCGCTGTCGACCCGCCCGATGGGTGAAGCGAACCATTACCAAAACCCCTGCCCGCCAACAACCTGTGATATTCAGGCCCGCCAAAGATTATTTTGTTCGTGTCAGCAGAACGCTTAAAGGGAATGAGGTGCGCAATCGGATACCCATAAGGTATTGAGAAGTCCTCCCCTGCAAGAGGATTTAGAACCACATTCATAGTGTGGTAGAAGTCGGTATGAATAACAGCCGGAGTGACGGTGAAGTTTGGTGACGGCTCGTACAGATTGGGCAGGATGATCGTTGACCAGCCTGGTGCAGTTCTAAAGTAGTACGGCGTTACAATCTTTGGATAGAAAGACTCTTCTACCTGTCTTACCGAGGTCATCGGACACTTCCCGGTCTGCTCGTGGGCAAATGATCGCACGTAAAACTCGTACTGATCCTTACTGGCCTCGGTCTCTGAAAAGTTGTCCCAGTTGACGGACCAGTCATTTCCCTCGGGAGACAACTTCATCCTGATATTCGTCCATAGTGGCAATGTGACACCCATCGCCATGTAATCAGAAATACCAGCACAACGCCTGACGGAGCCAGGGAACTTTCCGATTGACCTGAACCATGATGGTGGTCTTGAGAGTTCGTTCACGAACGGTGGCATTTCAAGCAACCTGTCGTCGTGGTAACTAATAAACAACTCCCCAGGCTTAATCTTCATGCCTGAGTAGCGTGGTCGTGGCATCTCAGTTCGTTGTTTCGAGGAGCGCCTGAGCGTGGTCAACCAACTCATGTGAGTACCTTTCTCTGCGTCGTTCATTCATGTCGTAGTCAACTCGCTGACGCAACCCCATGTTGTGTATTGCGAGTCCTGCCGCCTCGGGGTTCAATAGACCCTGCCCCTGAGCAACATGGAAAAAGTGAGGGGCGAGGAACATTTGCCCGTTTTCGTGTGGGACATCCATTCTTGACGGCGTCCTCTCGGACCACAACTCTAGGAGCTCAGCAAGTGTGTCGTTAATCGGCATCTCCGAGCAGGCACGCCAGAACGGAGTGTGTGCGTTATCGGACATGTAGTGCATCCTGATCATCGTGAGGATGTTGTCCATCATTGCGTCCATGTCGGAGTTGTACTTCTTTTGCATTGCTTTGTTACCTGGCTTGTAGGCAGCGACCGATGGTATGAGAAGCCTCAGTTGTTGAATAGTCGAACCTATTGAGGTTGCCTCTAGAGGTTCAACGAACGACGAAGCTAGACCGATGGCGCAACAGTTGTTAGCCCAAGAACCCTTCATGTAGCCAGGATCAAACTTGAACCGCCTAGCCGGCACGACACCACGACCCACGACGGAGGCAACCTCGTCAACAGCCTGCTCCTCCGTCAAGAAGGCGGAGCTATAGACATACCCGTTCCCTCTTCTCTCTTGTGTCGGTATCTCCCAAACCCAACCGGAGGACATTGCTCTCGCTCTTGTGTACGGACGTATCTGCCCAGAAGGGTCGGAGAGCGTTGGGAAGGCAATAGCAGAGTCGCATAGGAGATACTTGCTAAAGGATTGCCACTCCGCAGTCTCGTACTTGCTTATCAAGACGCGAGAAAAACCGGATGCGTCTATCCAGAAATCTGCCTCCACATCCGCGTCATTTACGGTCACAGAAGTGATGTTGTTGGAGTCAGGGTCGAATGAGATCTCGCCGACATCGCCGTCCACAAACCGTATCTGTCTCACGACGCACAGTTCGGTGAAGTATGAGTTCAGCTTGAAAGTGTCAAAGTGGAACTGATTAGTGTTCCCGTGGAGGTTTTCCCTCCTGATCTGATTCCTGACAAGGCCGATTGACGATGTCTGACTTGTCAGCGATTGTCCGGCCTCCAAGAAACCCATATAGGTTGCGAACAACTGAAAAGCGTAGATTGTCTCGTCGCCCGAGACGCTGTGAAAGTAGTCGGGAAAGGTACTTGACCATCCCTCAAACCTGATCCCGTACTTGTGGGTCGCCCCCGTCTTGGCAATCATTTCATGCACGGGTATGCGGCAGGTATCCATGAACTGCTTCCAATGCTCAGTACTTCCCTCGCCGACGCCAACAATACCGATGGTGCTCGACGAGACAACGGTGATGTCGGAGTTTGGGAAGGCGACCCTGAGCATGAGGGCGGATATAAGACCGGCTGTTCCTGAGCCGACTATTGCGAACGAGATTGGTGCTTCGGTCTCTACTTCTTTATACATATTGTTTGTGCTATGAAACCCGGGAGGTGATACATCAGCACATCCCCTCTTTCTCTTATTTCTGAGTGTATGTGGTGCGACAATGATTCGTCAAGTGCCGTGTACAGTTCGCCACCATTACCAGAGTTCTGTAGAACCATGACCTTGCCCTGTGGGAGAGCGTCAATGATTGCGTGAAGCAGTTGCTGATCGCAGGCAACCATATGTAGCAAGACTTGCGCATAGTCAAACTCAACAAGACCGTCAACTAATGCCTCATACGTTGTCATCTCCACATTTGGGATGAGTGAGGTGTCGCAGTACCTCTCCATGAGTTTGGTCTGAAGGTTAGACGGAGTGACAACCTGATTCACGACATTTGCCACGATTGCAATCGTCCCGGGTGCCCCAATGATGAGAGCCCTAGTCCCCTTGCCGAGCATGGCGAACATCTCTTCAAGGAGGTTCAGTCCGTCCATGAAGGGGGCAAACGACTCCCCGCCCTCTGTCCCCATGAGGGAGGCCAGATAGAACTCGTCACTACCTTGCAACACCCTTTGGTCAACCCCGGTTGAGAGCCATTCTCCGTGAACAATCTGGCAGAAGTCAATCAAGGATTGTTGAGTTGGGAACGCGTTCGGACGCCCGACCCTTGTGCTCTGTTCAAGAACCTGCTCCATGGTCACTACGGTCATTGGCTTGGTCATGAGGCACTCCCGTTCAGATGTTGAATCATCGTAAGAACATAGATGATGTTCCTAAGTTCTACTTTTGCTCGACGCAACTCTCCACCAGTTAGGTAGGTGTTAAGGCCGTCCCTGATAGTTGTGTAGTTATCAGCGGTGATCGCTGTTTCGTCAACCATGGCTAGATCACATAGATACGCAACCCTGGCCGCAACATACTTCATGTGCGATGCCTCGTCATGCTCAATCATCAGACTCCCCCTCAATGATCATTGGGCCAAGTGTGTCAAACACCGAACACCCTGAGATGCCACCTCCAGCGGCCCAGTTTATGAGCCTAAGTTTTGGCCCCGACGCTTCAATGTAGTACTGATCTTCGTCTGATGTTTCCCCACCGTTCGGTGACGCTGGCAGTCCTGGCATGATTGGTGTATCGCTCATAGTCATCATCCTAGTGATACCAGGTGACAAGTGAGTACTTTGTCCCCTCGGTCGGGCCAGCAGTATGAGCATAGGGAAAGTTTGACGGGAACATCACAACCCTTCCTGTCTCGCACGGAACGGACACGTCAAAGTACGGGAAGGTGAGTTCGCCTCCCGTCCCCGAGTTGGACAAGTAAGCAACGCAACTGAATGTTCTTTCGTTGCCGGGGTAGTGGTCATGGTGTGTCCTGTACTCTCCCCCGGGCAAATACTTGAGAACCCTCCAGCCCTCATGAGGGGCTTGATGTATTGAGTGGTACGCAATGAAGTCAGATACACACCGTTCCACTACAGAGAGAACATCTTTTGAGAAAGTCTCCATGATGGGCGAGGTCGGGTTGGGGCTCATTATCGGGAGCAGTAAGCACTCCTTGGACGAACGGTATTCGGAGACCGTCCCTTTTCCGGTGCGGGCTTCGTCCCATGACAGCCTGCTCCATTCGTCGGAGCACTCGTCCTCGAGCATCTTGATAAACGCCGACGAGTTCATGTCTGTGTCGTAGACATGTATTCCCGGTGCTGGCCTATCAAAAGCCTTGAACATCAAAATCCCCCCCTATGCCCATTGGTTCACCGTTAATCACAACATCACAACTATGGGTCCCCGTATGTTCGGTTAGGAACACCCACCTTGCGTGGTGTACCTCTTTCACCAAAGGCTGAAGTACTTGCGTACCCATTGGTGATACAACCTCAAGGACAACCCGTTCATTTCTCATATTGACAAACTCATCGTCGTACATCACGACATGGTGCAACCCAATCGTAACTGCCTCTCTCATGAAAAACTTTTTGATTGACGGTATGGAGACTACGCACGGCGTCGATGGATCATTGACTTGATGTGCGTAGGAATCCGTCAACCCAACAACCATGGGCATCATGAGTCTTGATGCAAGTTCAACATTGTCTGCGTTCCCGTCCTCCCCTTCGGGAACGTACAGGTAACGGAGCATTACTGAGTCTCGCCGAGTGCTTCCAGTTTGTCTGACATTTGAGTGATCAGATTCAGGATCTGAGGTATTCGTGTCTCCGCATATGGATGGCTGGGTGGATTTGATGGGGTAAACGACGAGTAGTCGTAGGTGTCGGGGTCAATCCCCATTTCGAGTGAACGTTCGTAGAGTTCTGCCTCAAGGCGGACAAGAGCGTTCTCGAGGAATATCTTCTTTTGAGCATTAGAGATGTTTGTACGGAATCCCATATCGTCCCTTTCTAGGCGTTCAGTATGAGGTAACTATACCCGTCGGAAGATGTCCTGACGGTCTCGTCGGCGCCACCCGTAGCACCCTTACTGACATTGTACGAGATGCTCGGCGTTGTTTCGGTAACGACAATAATACCACCGCCACCACCCTTTCCGCCAGTGTTTCCAGTTGCGCCGGAGTTACCTACTCCTCCGGTGCCGCCAACGTTGCCCGTTGCGCCAGGGTTGCCCGCCGCTCCAGGGTTGCCCGAGTTGCCTTGGGTGGCATTACCACGATTTCCCGCTGCACCACCAGCGCCCCCATTGCCACCCGGATAAGTGGTCGGAGGGTTGGCATGATGGTGTACGGCGGGGGCATTATGGTAGAGACCTGTTGGCACCCAGTGTGGACCATGGTTTGAGTTTGAGAGAGAAACTTCAATGTACTGAGTGGAGTGCGACCCGATCGTGGCGTTATGGTAATGGTGGTAGTGATGCGGGCCGTGGTGCGCTGGACCACCCTGTGTGATGTGGTGGTTGTGGCCGTGCGGGCCGTCATGGTGCGGGTTATGACTATGACCCGTATGGTGATGGGCCGCTGCAATGGAGTGATCTGCGGCAGGGTTATGAACCCCATGATTGTGGCTTTTTGAGGCTTTGTGGACATCGTGCTGATATGTCCCAAAGTGGACATGCTGCCCCGTGCCGTAGTTTGCGTTATATACGGTATGTATTGCCCTATGGGGGTTGCTGACGCTGTCAGGGTTTGCATGGGTAAGGGCCGGCGCAGCAGCGCCAGTATTGCCTGCGCTACCAAAACCACCAGGGATTCCATGATTCCCAGGACTGCCGGCATTGCCGGGACTTCCTGCTGAGCCGGGACTTCCTGCTGAGCCGGGACTTCCTGCTGAGCCAAGCTGCCCACCCAACCCCGTTACCCCGTTGCCGCCGAGTGAGACTATGGACCCAGAGCCAACGATGCTCTTCGCCACAACGATGACAATCCCCCCACCAATACCACCGTTGCCACCGGCACCACCTAGTCCGCCAGAACCACCTGAGCCACCGGCACCACCTGGGCCACCGGCACCACCGGCACCACCGTTACCACGCGCACCACCAGGTCCAGGGTTTCCAGCGTTGCCCGCCGTGCCCGAGTTGCCCGAATAGCCCCTGCCACCCTCAGCACCAACCGTGTTTGCGTTAGGCCCATACGAACCAGGATTACCGGCACTTCCTGCACCACCTGCGCCACCCGGATTACTAGGGTTCGCTGTCCCTGCATTTCCATTCGCCCCAGTGTTTCCCGCCGCCCCCGTAGTGCCCGGGGCACCCGATGCACCAGGGTTGCCCGATGCCCCCGTGTTCCCCTGTCCCCCAGAGACCCCGCCATTGAAGCCGACGGGGCTTGTTGTGGCCTTGACGATCAGTCCCCTAACCGCCATTGGTATATTGCCGTTAATAATCGACGTACCGTCTGTCGGAGTAACGGCGGTTCCGCCCGCAGGCACAGCACCGAGACCACCGATCCTGTATGTGATCGCACCGCCAGGAGAGTGAGTTCCGTTGACCGTACCCGCAGTCACCGCACTCGGTGCAGATATTGAGCCACCCGAAAATGTACCGATACCCACAAAACCACCACTAGCAATAGTGATACTCGTCTTACAAAAGACCCTGAAACCGTTTGTGTGGAGAAACGCGCCGTTCGGGACGGTAAGTACGTCGTAGTACATGTCCCGAGTCAATGTTGTTGTACCTGCCGAGAGTGTGACCGTGCCGTCTTGACCGTTGCCATAGACGGAGTCGTTACCAATCCTCTGTACTGTTTTTATGTTGTACCTATCAACGGCAGACATCGGTTACACCAACTGTATGTACTTTGACGTGCCGGCAGACCCCGTGCCATTGCCAGCCACATCAGTATCAACATTTGATGGCAACGATGGCCTTGAGGAGACGATGATTATGGCACCTCCACCAGCATTGGCAGATCCTCCGGGCGCGGCGAACTTGGCGTTTGTTGAAGTAGCCGTACAGGCGATGTACCTAGCGGCGACTATAACGATACCCCCACCTACACCGGTCGAGCCACCCGCACCACCCCTAAGCCAGGTGATACCTGTCGGAGTTACTGAGTAACCAAGGACGGCCTGATTTGCTTGGTCGTACCATTGGGTTCCCCCAACCGCCGCGGTTGGAGCGGGGGCGGTATATGTTCCGCCACTCCCTGTACCACCAAGACTTGAGGTCACAGATGTTGTGACTGCACCCCCACCATAGATAGAGCCGACCGCGGAGGAGCCGGTGGTAAAGCCGATTACTGTTGCATTACCAAGAGTAAGCAGGCCTTTCACAAACAGCCTGTAAGCACCCGTATTGAGTGTGATTGAACTGTTCACCGTCAGGTTGTTGTAGAACATATCCCTTGTCATGGTCGTGTTCGTGCTGATGGTGACATTGCCATCCGAGCCTGACCCATATACAACGTCCGGTGCGTCAAGAAAGGCGGCGAGGGTGTTTGAGCCGTACCTGGCTAAGGCTGGCATCAGGTCTCCTCTATGCCGACGACCGTGAAGGTAACCGTCGTCGCCGACGCTGTCATGAACAGTTTCTCTGCCGCGGCAAGTACGAGACTCAAGTTCACGGTCATAGTTTCGTTAGCACCTACTGCCATACTCGAGAGGATGCTGACGGCTGCCGTAACCCCACCGATACCTACCGAGACGGTGGCAGCACTTGCGGCCGTGTTGCAGATGATGATCTGTTTGACGATGGTGGTCGTCAGAGATGGGACGAGATACCTACCGGCAGTCGTATCCGTAGATGTCGTAACCGCCACTACCGGCCCAAACAGGCGTTTTTGCGTTATGGGCATTTTCGACCTCCGTGTAGGCGTACGAGCTTAGACGCTCCCTGTCAATCATAACCCATTGAGGTACAGGACCAAAGTAGTCTTATCGCATTGACCTAGCGAACCATCGCAGGTATCTTATGTTCGGAGGAATGAAATGACCAATAACGAAATATCCGTTGAAGGACTCATCAGGGAGATGTCGGCAAAGATCGGCGAAGTGACGACCGAGAACATTGCCCTCCGACTACAGGTTGCGGAACTCGTGGCACTACTCAATAGTCCTCCGGCAGATGTTGCCACCGAGCAACTCTTGGCACAGGCATATGACCAACGCATCGACTGACGATCTCATCTGGCACGACGACGGACACGTCCTATGGCTTGAACTCAATAGGAGTGAACTAATGGTCCTGTCTGTCCTCTGCCCGGGTGGCGAGGAGTGTGCCGACTCCCGAGGTCGGTGTGTCGTGGAATGGTTCATCAACAGGTTTGGTCTTGAGTGCCATGTCGGCGTATGCGTGCCAGAGGAACAGGTAAGGATCGCTTGGGCCATAGTTGGCGACAAGGACGAGAAGGACGAATCTCAAGTGTGGGTCATCTCGGTGACGGACGACCTGTACGCCGCATGGAGATCAACGCAATAACACGGTTCGTCTAGGAGAGACTCCGAACAAACGACATTACTATCAAAGTCGTTATGAGGATGTCAAGTAAGGGCAGAGGCCGAGTCAACCCGATCAGCGTCGTCGGTCTCGTCATGATCCTATTCGGGATGTTCGGTGCATTTTTCCCCAGCAGGGCGATGGCATCTACCTATGAAGTCACTCAGGCGCAAGACTTTCTCTTTTCGTTGACTTCCAGCCAACAGTTCGTTGTCACCGCAGACGCACAGAGGTACGGCATCGACAGTCACCTATGGCTGTACAACGGGTCAGGCGAACTCATCGCAGCTAACGATGACCACTACGGTCTTGACTCGTATATCTCCATTGCTCTTAGCCCTGGCTCATACAGGTTGCGCGCTGGAGTCTGTTGTGGCGACCCGAACGCATGGTACGGATCGTCTTACCAAATCACGGTCAACACGGAAGCAATCAACGAGCCAACGACGACAACGAGTACTACAAGTACTACAAGTACTAC